AGTCGATATTAAGGCTGATGGTCTTTACAGAATCACGTACTGGATGCCAGTTAACTCCAGTGCCGAGGGTGAATATCGAGGTCGAATCAGAAAGAACGACGCCGTTGTTTTACCCGGCGGCAATATCCATTCTGATGATAGTAACGATACCCTTGTTTTCGGTGCCGACTTTTTGGCGGAGCTATCGGCTGGCGATTACTTAACTTTACAGCTTGAAAAAGACGCGGCCTCTACTGAGACGGCAGAGACTGACATCGTTCTAACTGTCACTAGGTTGAGGGGTGCTGTTGGGGACACTGGACCCACAGGTCCTACTGGAGCAACTGGTCCTACTGCGGTAGGTCCCACGGGACCTACAGGTGCCACTGGTTCAACGGGACCCACCGGGCCTACAGGATCAACAGGACCCACCGGATCAACCGGTGTTACCGGATCAACCGGTGTTACCGGATCAACAGGACCCACCGGAGCAACCGGATCGACGGGCAGCACAGGGGCTACCGGCCCTACCGGACCAACAGGAGCCACGGGCACAGGCAACACCGGACCAACCGGTGCTACTGGAAACACCGGACCGACAGGTCCCACCGGTTCCGCAGGGGCCGGGGCAAACTGCACAACTTATCGGTTTAGTACTTCGACCGGAGATGCCGACCCTGGCAATGGTCGGTTTAGGTTAAATAACGCAACACAGTCTTCGGCAACAGCGGCATATTTCGACAATCTGAATAATGATAGTGTCGATGTAACAGCATTTTTGCTGGCCCTTGGTAAGACAGGGAACACCCTTTATCTTCAAGATCAAGCTGATGCGTCCCGTATGCATATATTCTCTGTTGACGCGGACGCTACTCAACAGACTGGTTATGTCCGTTTCCCGGCGATTTCAAACATTGATAGCGGTGGCGACCTAGTAAACAACAACAGAAGCGTTGTTTGTCTCGCAGTTGAGGGTGATCCAGGTCCGACAGGAGCGACTGGACCTACCGGAGCCACTGGTAACACTGGGTCAACTGGTAACACCGGATCGACAGGTGCTACCGGAGCAACAGGATCTACCGGTGCTACCGGCAACACTGGAGCCACAGGTCCAACAGGACCAATCGGTGCTACGGGAGGCACTGGCCCGGCAGGAGCCACCGGGTCAACCGGCGCAACAGGTACTACAGGCGCTACTGGGAATACAGGAGCGACGGGATCTACGGGTTCGACAGGATCGACTGGTGCCACAGGACCTACGGGAGCCACCGGAGCAACAGGTTCCACAGGAGTCACAGGTCCCACCGGAGCCACGGGCGCTACCGGAGCAACCGGTCCCACTGGCAACACCGGAGCAACAGGATCTACCGGCGCGATAGGTGCTACGGGATCTACCGGAGCGACAGGCCCTACAGGAGCCACCGGAGCCACAGGCGCTACCGGCAATACCGGCAATACCGGACCAACAGGATCGACAGGAGCCACCGGCCCGACCGGTCCTACGGGCGTGGTTGGAGGTTGGACTCTAGAGTATCAGTACTCCACCGACACAAGTCCACCTCCGTCCAACGGGTTCATCGAGCTAGACAACGCGGTTCCATCGTTAGCTACAAAGGTCTATGCCAGTGATGTAGATAAGAACTTGAGTAATGTGGACGCAACGCTGGACGAGATCAGTACCGGCGACCACATCCGGGTATTTCGCACTGATGGAACTCAGGGTTTTGTTACGTACGAGGTAACAAACCATACGGACAGCGGGGCTTATCATACTTACGATGTCACCTATCTTTCGCACGGGGGAAGTTTTGTAAACAATGGTGATGTAGGTCTTGGGTTCGCTCCCTTAGGGCCAACTGGTCCTACAGGTCCTACTACTGCGGGTCCGACTGGAGCCACAGGCAACACCGGACCAACCGGTGCTACGGGTGCAACCGGAGCCACTGGAGCGACCGGAGCAACCGGCAACACAGGACCCACAGGTAACACCGGATCGACAGGACCAACCGGAGCGACAGGTGCAACCGGAGCAACAGGAGCCACCGGAGCAACAGGAGCGACCGGAGCCACTGGAGCGACCGGAGCAACCGGCAACACAGGACCCACAGGTAACACCGGATCGACAGGACCTACAGGCGCAACCGGATCAACCGGAGCAACAGGAGCCACCGGAGCAACAGGAGCGACCGGAGCCACGGGCAACACAGGACCCACAGGTAACACCGGATCGACAGGACCTACAGGCGCAACCGGATCAACCGGAGCGACAGGTGCAACCGGAGCAACAGGAGCCACCGGAGCAACAGGAGCGACCGGAGCAACAGGAGCGACCGGAGCCACGGGCGCTACCGGTCCCACTGGCAACACCGGAGCAACTGGATCAACCGGAGCGACAGGTGCAACCGGACCAACAGGAGCCACCGGCAACACAGGACCCACAGGTAACACCGGATCGACAGGACCTACAGGCGCAACCGGATCAACCGGAGCGACCGGAGCGACAGGTGCAACCGGAGCCACCGGAGCAACAGGAGCAACAGGAGCGACCGGAGCCACTGGAGCGACCGGAGCAACCGGACCGACTACTCCTGGTCCAACAGGTCCCACGGGCGGAACCGGTCCCACCGGTCCTACCGGAGCAACGGGACCGACTGGAGCCACAGGGCCGACAGGTCCAGGGGTTATAGACTCACTTGCTGCCGTGTCGGTTCGACGTACTACGAACTTCTCTATACCCAACGGGTCGTACGGTGACGTTACATGGGATACGACGGACTTCGAGAATGAGAGTTCGGTTCTAGAACACGACTCGGTAAATACAGACAGAATTCAAGTCAAAGCCGACGGCGTATATCTCGTAGCCTTTTCGTTATCCATAGACTTTGACGCTGGTGAGGAAGTTATTGACGCTCGCGTTCGGATAGACGACTCAACTGTTATTCCCCAAAGCGTAAGGCAGATAAGCGAAGATGACGAAACTAACGCTGTGTCGAATATCGTCCCTGTTTCGTTATCTTCCGGTGAGTATCTGACCCTTCAGCTACAGGCGAACGGTGACGGCAATGTGATGATCCCAGAAAGCACCTTCATGGTCGCTAGGCTGGAAGGTGTCGTTGGGGCCACTGGTCCGACTGGACCGTCAGGGGGTTTGACAAAGACCGGCTTCACCGAGATTACCTCTGATACAACCACAACCTCGACTACTTTTACCGATTTACTCTCACTTGCGTATACCAAAGCCAGCGCGGGATCAGATCTAGATATATTCGTGTCGGTGTGCGGGTCCATTGACAACAATGACAGATTCATGCGGTTCCAGTTGGTCATTGACGGTTCCGCTAAACGCGGTTTTGGGTTACAAGGCAAGAACGCCGAAGGGAATACTGGCGCTCTTGTTTATAAGGCAACGGGACTCGCGTCGGGGAGTAGAACGATAAAGGTTCAATGGTTGGTAGAGTCTGACACAGGATCAATCCGTCCGGTGACTGTGGCCTACGAGCATTGTTCCATCTTGGTTCACGAGGTTGATGTCTAATGGCCGCTACCAAGTATACTTATAGTATTAGTGAGGACTTTCCGAACCAGAAGGTCAACAGCACCCTACTCTCTAAAGAGATTGATGGTTCTGCTATCGTCACTGCTTTGTACTATATCTTTACCACTGGGGACGTGTGCGACATTTGGTTCGACGACGCCCTTAGCGGTGGTGATCAAACTATACTGGACGGCCTTGTAGCGGCGCATCAAGGTACGGATGTTTCTGATACCCCTCAGACTGTTACGGATGAAGCGGAGAGTATAAGCACTACTACAGAATACCGGGATAAAATAGACGCAACTCTCGATCCCTTAATCGATGGCGCTTATCGAGTCGCATGGAGTTATGAAGTAAAAACGTCAAATAGTAGTGCCACAAGAGTTGAGACCCGAATTGAAGTTGATGGAATCGAGTACTGTTGTGATAATTGGATCAAAAATCGATGGCGTTATTGCAGCGGGGAAGCGTTCATCGATTTTAACACAGGCGACACACCACATATCAAGTTACAGTTCAAAGCTCAGGGGAAGCAAGGCGCGGCTTGTATTCGCAGGGCTAGTGTTTCGTTGATGAAGAGGATCTGATGGCCGAAACCACTTACACATATTCTATCGCGGACGACATTGTAGCCGGTAAGTGCGACGCTCCCAGGCTGACGCAGGAAATCCAAGAGAGCGCCATCACGATCGCTCTCGACAGGATCGACATCACGGGTGACGTGTTAGGTGTTGTTTTTAAGAACTCTTTACCCGCCGCTGACAAGACTGTCTTGGATGGAGATACTACCGATCCTTGTGGCGGCTTGATTGGTAATACTTCCGGCGAGCCTCTCCCTGACCCAGTCACAGCCGACGGCGTTCCTCTCGTTCATCTGAATGGTCCGAGTGTTGAGGGGGACACTCCCGTTGTAGCCGCAAACACATGGCCCATCGAGCAGTACGTCGTTTGGTGTGGGGAGGGTGACGATGTTACGGGCGGCAATGTTGGCGGGGGTACAGAGTTTAGGGCGGAGTTGACCGCAGAGGGCGACACCACAGTCGAGTCTCAGTATATCCATCCTGTGCGTCTTGGAGGCGGTTGTATCCATTGGAACGGATGTGAGTACGGTGATTATGCTAACTTGACGATCTATGCTCCAGCCACCTCGAACATTGTGGAGAACACCGGCTCAGGCGCTTACGCCAAGCTAGGTATTGGCGGCGGTGCGAACATGATTGTAGCTCCAGGCACCCCAGGTTCTGATGGCCCTAACTGGGATATAGACCTTGAAGAAACGCTAAACGCGAATGTGAGCTTCACGAAAGCCGTTCCGGTACCGGCGTCAAACAATGACGGCTTTTTCACGTATGTGGCAGCTACCGGTGTTCTGACGTACACACCGGGAACCGGCACGCACAACTTGTTCGACGTGTCTCTTGATCTGACGACGTACGTGCGAAAGTTGTGGATGTCTGGGGAAGGCCACGACGACCTGACCGTTTATGACAATATCCCGGCCACTGTCTTGCCTCAGTGGAAGACCAAGGCGGTTATACACAGAGGCGCGACAGGTTCGGACCGGCAAGTCGTCTGGTCCATGCTTATTTCGCGGGCGACTACGGTATAAGTCGGTGTAAAGAGGCGTATGGAACAGCCTCTTGGTATGAGCGTCGTGATCTCTGCTTGGAATGCGGCAGACCACATCGGTAATTGCCTTGATGCGTTCGGCGCACAGGAAAACAAGGCGGGGATTCCGTTAGAGATTTTGATCGGCGTTGACGGGTGCGAGAACACCTTGGAAGAGTTGGGTCATTTGGCGCTTCCGCCGAATACACGGCTTTTTTGGTTCCCGGAAAACCACGGCCCTTACATTGTATTTAACACTCTGGTCCCGCTGGCGAGCCATCCTTACGTTATGTTCTTCGGCGCTGACGATGTGCCCTATCCGTTTCTTGTTGATGAGCACGTAGCGGTACGAGATGGGGCGGACATTGTTCGTCAGGTCACGGACGACCGTTTACTCGCTTACGGCGCATTCGCTATCTGGAACGAGGCGTGGGAGCGGATGGGAGGCTATGAGCCGTGGCGTTGCGCGGCCGATTACGAGTTCATCACCCGTGCCGCCAGAGTTGGGTTGAAAGTCGGTGAGATCCCCAAGGCGACGTTCCAGCGTGGGATTAGTCCGAACCAACTCAGCGCCGACCCCGATACCGGTATGAACTCCAAATTGCGTAGTGATTACCATAAGTTGGTGGAGACTAGCACCAAGACTCGTATTGAGCCTGAGACTGCCGAGTACACATTCATCGCAGAAACCGGGGCCAAGAAAAAGTTTGAGAAGAGACCCACGATCGGCGCTGCCATGATTGTCAAAAACGAGAGCGCTTGTCTGGACAAATGTTTGAAGTCCCTGGATGGCATCGACGAGATTGTGATCGTGGACACCGGCTCCGAAGACAACACTCCGGAGATAGCTCGTAAGTATACAAAGAACGTGAGCGTCGGAGAGTACGAATGGAAGGACGAGTTCGACGACGCCCGTAACTTCGCGATCGCCCGTTCCACAACGGATTGGATTCTAAGTATCGACGCCGACGAGGTGTTAGAAAAGAACGGTATCTCCCGGTTGCGGAAGGCGGCTGCGAATGCGGCCCCAGAGGCGTGGACCTTATCGTGCGAGTTAGAAGCGGAAGGCGGAAGTCAATCTAACTATCCCGTACGCTTCTGGCGGAACCGAAGAGGTTTGAAGTTCGAGGGTATGGCGCATGAAACAATCCCGAGACCGGCCGACGGGCACAGCGGGGTCAAGATCGTTTATGGTGTGAGTCCCGCACACTCCATCGATAAAGGCCGAATGGTACGAATCTTGACCAAGGCGGTAGCCAAACATCCGGGGAATTCGAGGCACAAGTTCTATTTGGCGCGGGAGTACGGCTACCACGGCCAGTGGAAATCGGCCCTTGAGATGTATCGGATTTACATGGCACAAGCCACGTGGGGGCCTGAGATGGCCGAAGCCCGTCTCCAAATGGCACGGTGCTGTATGATCCTCAAAGACTGGGACGGGGCCAAGAAGAATTGTATGAAAGCGCTGGGTATCAACGCTGAATTCAAAGAAGCTTTGGTTTTGATGGCCCAGTTGAGCGGACCTAACAATGCCGCCGCTTGGAGCCGTTACGCCGAAACGGCGACCAATAAAGATGTGTTGTTTGTGAGAAAAGTGTGACAGCTAACTACGGTCCGATCCGACTCTGCTCTCATAAGAGAAGTGGGACCCATCTTTTGGCTGCTACTATATGGAAGAATTTTGAGTTGCCCGACATGTCTCTCAGGGTAAAGATGCCGCCCCCTTACAAGTTCATTTACGGGGATAAGGAGTGGGGGCCGGGAACTCGTGCCGAAATACCGTGGCATCGTCTCTGGTACACACACAACCTCTTAGCCCGTGACAGGAGAGTGCTATACATCGTCCGACACCCGGTAGATACTTTGATGTCTTATTGGCGGTTGATGGACCCACTATGCAGGTGGGACAACGGTAAGTACATCGGAAGACAGGGCGTGGAGTCGTGGCTTCGACACGCGAAGTGGTACACGACAGGGTGTTGTTGGGTGCGTTATGAAGATCTTATAAGCGACAAGCATGACGAGATCCTGTCCCGGATAGCCGACTGGTTCGAGCTAACTCCAAAGCACGATAGTTACAAGAGGGTCAAGGAGCGCGTTGGGTGGTTACCAGCGAAGCCGCCTACTCAGCCCAAAGAGCCTCCCGAGAGCCTCCTGAGGGCCGTCAAGGAAATCGTGCCTTCCGGGTTTCTGGGGTACGATGTCTAGCGCCGAATACTGGGAGCAGCGGTACCGTAGCGGGCGGACTTCGGGAAGAGGGTCCTACGGCAAGTTGGCCGAGTTCAAGGCCGAGGTAATAAACCGTCTTGTGAGAGAGAACAAGATACGGTCGGTGTTGGATTTGGGGTGTGGGGACGGCAACCAGTTGGGCCTTTTCCAGATCCCTGTTTACACAGGGTTAGATGTCTCCGAAGAAGCGGTCCGCGTTTGCTCGGAGAAGTATAAAGGCGATCCCACCAAGACCTTTCAGGTGGTTCAACATCCGGACTACCGGGTCGGAAGCGCTGAGCTAACTTTGAGCCTGGATGTCATTTTTCATCTCGTAGAAGATGAGGTGTATCTAGCTTATATGGAAGCGCTTTTTCGTTGCGCCCGGAGGTTCGTGGCCATCTATTCCTCCAACTTTGAGAAGTGGTTTTCGACCTACGAGCGTCAGCGCAAGTTTACGGATCATGTGGAAACAGTGTTCCCGGAATGGAGATTGGCCGAGAAGGTGGAAAATCCATGGCCCATGAGTAAACACTCGAACGGGAGCTTGGCTGATTTCTATATCTACGTGAGGAGCTAGGATGCCTAGTTGTCGGCCGGAAGTGATATCGGACATTGTCTACAAGGTGATGGAGATGTGTCCCCGGACCATTTTGGATGTGGGGGCCGGGTACGGTAAGTGGGGTGTCCTGTGTGTTGAGTATTTAAAATACTGGAAGGGGTTCACGCCGATCGTGGATGGGGTTGAGGTTTTTGAAAACTACAAATCCCCGGTCCATGACTGCGTCTACCGGCGTGTTTTCTACCAGAATGTCATGGAACTTCTGCCCACGTTCGAGGGGTATGATCTGATCTTGCTCGTCGATATTATCGAGCATCTGAGTCGAGAAGACGGTAAGAAATTGTTGGAGGGTGTGAAGAAACATTACATTGTCTCGACCCCGGCGTACTGGAGCGGGCAGGGCGCTTGCCACGGAAACAAGCATGAAGCTCACATTTCCAGGTGGACCCAAGAGGACTTCAAACACGCCTCTGTAGTCTCTGGCAGGGAAGGCCGGAAGCATATTTTGGGGTGGCGATGAAGCTTCTCGTTGTCGAAATCACACCCAATTTCTCTCTGGCTCCTTATCTCGCAGAGAGGCTACAGGGCCACAGCGTCTATCGGGAACAGCACGTCCAAAACGAATATATGTGGAAGTATGTCAAGACTTTGTGCCCGGACGTTATATTCGTTGATTTCTGCGACGAGAACGCCGTCGTTTTGTCCAAGAGGCTAGGGGAGCTACCTAAAAAACCAAGACTCATTGTCCGGTTGCACCGTTACGAGGCTCAGGATCAGTATTTAAAGAGGGTTTTTTGGCCTAACGTGTCGGATCTGATCGTGGTGTCTCCCAAATTCGAGGAGATCGTGGGGGCCAAGATGGCCAAGTTGTGCCCTGAGGTGAGATTACATCTTATCCCGAACGGTGTTGATCTCACGAAGTTTCAGCTTCAGGACGAGGCGTCTATGGACGACAGCACCGTCGCCTACGTCGGCTATCTGAACAAGAAAAAGGGTCCAGCCCTCTTGCGGGCGGTAATGGCCTCGTTAGCGGACCGGCAATTTCATGTCGGAGGGACATTCCAGGACGAGGAGATAGAGCTATATTTTCGAGATCTGGAACTGCCTAATGTTAGGTATTTCGGGTGGGTGCGGACCGAGGAGTTCTTGAGGGGTAAGCGTTTTATCATATCCACGAGCGTGACTGAGAGCTTCGGCATGGGGGTCGCGGAAGCTATGGCAATGGGCTTGACTCCTCTCGTCCATGCGTGGCCAGGGGCCGACACCATATGGCCCAGAGAGTGCCTCTGGAACACCTTTGAGGAGTTGGGGGCCATAAAGCCTAAAGACCCGGCTTGGTGCAGAGAGTGGGTGGAGACCCGCTATTCCATGGGGCGTTGCATCGACAAGTTCGTGAATTTGTTAGAAGGCCCTCCATAAAGCGCTAAATTTTAGGCTTCGGCGTCGCGGGCGCTGTTGGTTTTTCCAACACTTTCGGAAATCGACGGAAGAAGCCAGTAAAATTCTGCACTTTCTTTTATTGGCTGCCTTTCACAAAAGGTCCCGTGCCACGCTGAGATCCTTAGATCTTAGTGAACCAATTGAGAGGCGCTATATGTTAAGGCTCATTCACCAACAGACTGTTTCGAACGCGATTCTGATCGATGACATCGATGACGGTCTCCCGAACAAGCAATATCACCGTCTCGGTTCGACGGCCGATCCCAATGCCTATGTTCGAGACGGCATAATCGGTAAACCCAAGCAGGAGTGTTATGTTCCCCGCACTCAGGCATCCGCTGGGTATCCTTTGATTCAGGGGTACATAGATCTACAGGAGACCCAGAGAGTCACTCACTCGGCTGGAAAGGGTAAGATCTACGGTTTCCAGCAATCCGGGGCCATTGACGTTCTGTCGCTGACAGCGTCTCAGGTGCAAGCCCCGACGTTGACGGTGGCTCAGATCAACAACCCCGGCCCTGGCGATCTGACTTTGACAGGAACCACTTTCTTGTCGGTCCCGCCTGATATCACGTCGGTGGTCATCACCGGCTTTGGGGCTGTCACATTAACCCAGACGCAGATTACGGGCGGTGGTGGAACTGTGGGAGCGACATCGATCGTTATCCCTGCCGCGTTGGTTCCAGGCATCGGTCCGGCTGTGTCTTCGGTACAGGTGCTCGCTAATGAGCAACTTACAGCGGTGGTGGCCGTAACCCCGTAGCAGGGAAAACCCGGTGTGCAATACCACTACATCCCATGGATTTTGGAGCAAGAGGATGTCTCGGACTTCATGGCCGTCAAGCAACAATGGCGGCCGAAGAACCTGTTCCTCATGCGACAAGTCCAACTTATTCTCAAGGATGTTTTGGCACGACAGGCGAACCTTGAGTTAGCACAGGACGAGTTCAAGACACTAGAGTATGCGCCAAAGTATATCAAATATTTGCGGAGAATGCGGATCTGGTCCAGAGAGGCCAAGTTCGCGTGGCGAGCGGACCAACTCAGGTTCCTCAAGGCCGTGGCGGGTTATTACTCCGATTACGGTTCTATTCTCAAGTTGTTAAGAAGGGATCAGCTACGCGGAAAGTTCACGGAGACCCCCGCAACAGAGGTTGCAGTCGGAAAACCATAAGGAGCTAGGCTATGCGCGTTGGTGTTATTCGAGGAGATATTCCAGGACCGCTTGCATTAATGGATCTGGAGCCGATCAGTCGGTACAACCCGCCCACGGAGCCGGAAGGCCAAGAGCGGCGTGTTGGACGACCCGATTCAACGGTTGTCGGGGGCGCGTTAGGGGTAATTCCTGCGGGTCTTCAAGGCACGACGGACATCTCAGGCGGTGCCACGGTCACTCTCGGCGTCGATGACGTTCTTGAGGCCAAGGTGGCGTCGGCGGCAGCCTTCACCACGGTCACTGTGGCGGCAGCGGTATACGCTTCCGGCCAGGATCTGGTGGACGCCGTGAACACCGCCATTGCCACGGCTGGCTTGGACGCCACCGCCCGGCTGGATGATTCTGGCACCTACATGGTGTTACAGAGCAATACGCCGGGAGTCGGCAGTTATGTCGAGATCGATGCTGATCCACCCTCCACGTTCAACGGCGTGGTTGGTTTCGGAGCGGGCGGCTCGTTCACGGTGCCGACAGTGGCCACCGTCGTTACGACCTGTCTGCCCGTCGGCGGCCCTCTCGATGTTTCTACGGCGACTCTGTACGCCACCGTGGGCGCGGGAGCCACCCTGGCTCAACTGAACGCTCTCGCGGACACGATCGCCCCTCAGTTCATCGACACTGATGTGGCGATTAAGAGCTTTCAGGTCGGGATGATTTCCGGGTTCCTGGATGCTTCTTACAACCCCGATCCGAGGGCCATGCCGCCTCTGACGCCGGGACCGGCTATCGAGGTCGTGGCAGATGACGGTGTTACGCCCTTCACGGCTCCTCTCACAGTGATCGGTGGCGCGGCGTCCGACAACCCGAATGCGGGTGACATCACCATCACGGGAACCAACCTTGGGCACCCTGACCCTGAGGTTGACCAGACGGTGGTCCGGGTCACATCGGCTTGTGGGGCGATTTCGGTCAAGCTCTATCAGTACACGATCAGGACCACGCTTTCGGGTGGTACTCAGGGCGGAGTTGCTCCTACCACCATCGTGATCCCCGCGTCCCTTCTGAACAGCCTTGGTGTGGCAGGTTCCAAGGTCATCGTGCAGTACACCAGCCTTGCCTCGAACGAGTTCACGGTCACTTAGACCGGAGTGTAGTAACCCAGATATAGATGTAGATAAAAAACAGATCCCAAGATGAAGTTAGTGTCACCGAAAAGGTGCTTAGATGAGGATTGAGATATGTCAAATAGGATTCAATCGAAGCCCGGTGAATTCCGGACGCCGGATCTCTATTTCGCCGCCTATTTACAGACGGCGGGAGTGGAGATGAAAAGGACGGACAGGGAGAACGGGCGAGTTTACTTCGTTTTTGATACGAGTATCGCCAACATCGATGAACTTAAAACGGCATGGTTTAACAACACCGGGAAGGTTCCGGCCCAGCCGTATGCCCACAATGTGAAGTCGCTGAAGTCGGTCTGTCATATGTCGTAGTGGGTAGAGATCAAATCAGATGCGAATTGGCCCCTAACAACAACTAGAAAGAGGAATAACCATGGCTGCTAAGGCTGAAACTCTATCCAATCTTCTTCTTGACGCTGTGTTGCGGAACGTCGCGTATGTTTCTCCTGCGAACGTCTACGCTGCGCTCTACACTGTGACTCCGACTGCAACAACGCCGGGAACAGAGGTCACTACCGCTGGCGGTACCCTCTACAACCGTGTTGCGGCCACGTTCGCGGCTGCGGCTTCGGCTTCGACCTCGAACTCCGGTGCCGTCACTTTCCCCGTAGCGGGCGCTGCGTGGGGAACCGTGGTTGGTGCTGCGGTCACTGACAACGCCACACCGGGCGCTGGCAACGTACTGTACTTCGGCAATCTGACTGCCTCCAAGGTCGTTGGTGTCGGAGACCAGTTGAACTTCGCCATCGGCGCTCTCACGGTCACTGAGTCTTAGGCTTTTGCCGACAAGGGGCCATGTAAGAGGGGGTTGCGGTCAGTCGGCCGCAACTCTTCTCTTGACCCTTTTAACGGAGGTGAAGCCTAATGGCTATTGTTGAAATTGGTGCGTCCTTTAGTGCGGACTCCTCCGTTGGTGCTGGTGCTACCGTCCTTTGGGACGCTATCGCCTCCATGGGCGGCGATTCCGCTGTCGGTGCTGGTGCTGGCGTCGTTTGGGATGGTGTCTCTAGTATGGACGGGGATTCCTCCGTTGGTGCGGGAGGCGCTGCAATTTGGGCGGGCGTGTCGTCCATGGACGGAGATTCCGCCGCGAGTGCGGGACCTGTTGTCACGTATGCCGGTGCCACTTCCATGGACGGAGATTCATCTGTAGCGGCGGACCTGGATATATTGGACCAGGAAAGCGTTACGATGAGTGCCGACTCCAACCTTGGGGCGGGAGCGACGGTTGTGTACGACGCGGCTGCCTCTATGGCTGGTGACTCGTCAATCACAGCGGACGTGGACATATTCGACCAGGAAAGCGTTACGATGAACGCTGATTCGAGTATGTCCCCCGGTGCGACGGTTGTGTACGACGCTGCCTCGACGATGGCTGGGGATTCAAGTTGTACACCGACAGGTGTTGTTGTCGGTGCCCTGGACATGACTGTGGCGGGTGATTCCGCGATCATCTACGATCCAGCGGGCATCACGGTTACTAACACCCTGCGAGGACCGCAAATCCCTGTGACAGCGCGGCCTCTCACGGTGCCTACCATACGGGTTGTACCACCGGCACCTGTGCCCCCGTCATTCTCGGTCGGACCTATTACGACACCGGGTCGTGGGCGGCGGGAAGAGGAGTCAAACAATGACGGCTTCTAACATCGAAGTGAAAATGGAAGGGTCTTCCAAGGCGTCTGTCGTGCCTGTCAGAAGGATGTCCGTATCCGCTTCTTTGGTTGGAAAGGCGTCTGCCGGGAGCGACAAGAACCGTCCCAAGGAACCTAAGAAGACTGGATAATGGGAACCACTGCCACCACGCGAGGGAGAGTTGTTCAAGCTAACGAAGTAGTGTTGGATCAGGCTGACTTCTTCGCGGGGGACGGTTTCACACGGGTAGTGGGTCTCATTCCTTCCGACTTGGTTTCTACCATCTTCTACGAGAATGAGGCCCAGCCGTGGCCTCTTCTCTCCGGGGTCGGGGTCACGGACGAACAGGTGGTGTCCGGGAATGTTTATGTCCACGAGGTTCCCGGACAGCCTGGGTACTACAATGTCAGGTTCAGGCCCAACACGTTAGGGTATTGGCGAAACCTCTTGTCGTACCCAGCAGGTAAGCAGGTGCTGGCCCAGGACTTCGACGTTAAACAGAGCTTACCCACCGGAACCGGTGGCCTATCAGCTTCGCTTATCGGAACGGGCACCGATTGTTGCCCCAACTGTTGAGGTCAGGATGGACCCTCGTAAGGCATTCGAAGAAGCGCTGAAAGAAGCGGCCACGCACGGGGAAACATACCCGGACGTGATAATGTACGCCGGAAAAGAGGGGGCCTTCTTCTGTACCAATATTCAAATCGCGTGGGCTGGAGCCGATCCCAGCACCTCGAAGCGTCGGATAGACGACGCTGTAGCCGCTGTTCGAGAGGGTGCTAACTCCGTGATGCGAGGGGTAGAGGCGCGGCCAGGGCAGATTGATGTCAACTCCACGAAGTACCAGGGCGTGGTGCGGGTAGGGTATTTCTGGTCCGGAAGGTTTGTGCCAGCGGAAGTTGTGTCGTTGAAGACGAAGGCTAAGGACAAAGGACTGGAGCTAACGGAGAGAAAGTTTTGGATGTAGGTTCCGGAAGCTTTAATCAGTTCTCGTAATAGAGGGATCATGCCTAAGACATATTATCTTGACGACAACTTCATAAACGCTGCGTTACGGGCTACCCCCTACACGTCCCCGACAACGGTTTATGTCGCTCTTTACACAGTCGCCCCTAATGTTGGAGGCGGTGGCACAGAAGTTTCAGGCGGGGGTTATGGCCGTCAGATTGCAACATTCGCGGCCCCCGTCAACGGTCAGACTTCTAACACCACGGACATTACCTTCCCGGTGGCCACAGCGACCTGGGGGACAATCGTGGCGTTTGCGCTCCTGGACGCAGCCTCTGGCGGCAACATGTTGTACTTCGGGAACCTGAGCACTCCACGGACGGTCCTGGTATCGGATCAGGTGCGTTTTCCGTCGGGTCAGCTTCTCGTCCAAGAAACTTGATAAGTTAGAGATGGGATGCCTCTTTATGATATCGACGGAACGGCGACAGGTGCGGCGACAGTAGACGGGTCGCCTTCGCTGACTCTCGATATCGTTGATCCCATCACAGGCTCTTCGAGTGTAACCGGGGACACGGTCAGCACGTTCAACGTGTCTGGCTACGTGGTCGGTTCGGGAGAACTGATCGACGGTAGTTTGAAGGACCTAGCTGGTTCCACGGTCGGTGGTAGTAACGTCGCTGGCGACGTGATGGCCTGGATGGGGATCAAAGGTTTCATCCAAGGTTCTGCCCGAGTCGCCTTATCGCAGCCGCGACCGATTGTCGGCGTCGGTGTCGTCACTGGTTATTTGGACGTGGTTCATGTCCCGCCGCCTCTTTGTGCGACGCCCACGGTTTCGTTGGTATTTCGTTGGGGCCACACGTTCACGATGGGGGACATTTTGTACCAAGTTCCGGGAGGCGTTGATCCAGTCTGGATTTGTTACTCCATGTACCAGATGCAGACCGGGTGTGCCTTGAAGCGAATAGGCCCCGCCAATCGTCAACCTGTCAAGTCTAAGCCGGGGTGTTATTACGTGACAGGGACGGCGGGAGAGTGCGGTCAGCCGGGGTTGTGGGCTGTTCGATGGCGTTGGCAAAGAAGTTATAGTGATCCTGTAGTGGAGGAGCTTTGTTACTTCCAGGTGGTGGACGCCATTTCGTCTCCCGTGCCGGGAGACACCCTGACACGGTACTGTAAAATAGGGTGGAACTGATTGGAGCTAAGTATGGAGAAGGCTGCCTACGAGACGACCAAGAAGGAGTGGCAAGAGGCCCTCAAGAGAGACGAACAGGATCTGAAAAAGCTCCGCAAAGACATGGCCGACCTGAAAGCGGGTAAGGCCGTCGAAAACCTGACTCTCGAAAACGCTAAGACAATCGAACAGGGTCTGGAAGCCACCATTCAGAGCAAGAAGAGAATGATTTCGAAGCTGGCGGCAGTCGAGTTCCAGACGGTGTTGGAGGCCAGGGTTGCCTCCGACGAGATCAAGGACGAACCGGCACACCAAAGGTCAGAGGCGTATCGGACTGAGAAGAACCACAAGTACTACCCTCAGAAGATGCCTGACGGTATGAAGCTCCCCTCCAAGTGGTTGCGAGGGCTTCCCAACGAAGCCAAGAGGGCCATCGATGACATGCCAGCGGCGGACCTCGATAAGAACGAGTCCTACGACCACCCGAAGATCAAGGCCCTACAGAAGAAGCTCGAAGACGGCTTGAAGTCGGGTAAGCTGGACCAGGAGGACATCAAGAAGGGTTACATCAATGTCCAGAAGGCCCAGCACAAGGCGGCCCGCGCCTACATGGATGCCAAGACGGATGAGGCGGCCGATCCACACCGGTTCGCCATGCGAAAACTTCTATATGTGTGGCGTGCGTACAATGTTGTGTGGCAAGACTTGACCGATCCGCAACAACCTGACGCTCCCTCTGTGTTAGGAGACATGAAGGTCCGTCGGAAGGCGGAGCGGAGTAAGAAGAACGCTGACAAGTTCTTCAAACAATTCGAGCGGGCGTTAAAGGCGTGGAGCCGGACCAGCGACTACAAGTACCGTGGGGACCGGGACGAAGGAAAGAAGAAGGCCATAGCCAATATCGAGAAGGCCAAGGACCGGTTGTTAGATGAAGCCAAGGCCGGTATGAAGCTGGCCGATGGTGTTATCGACAAGGGGAAGAGTTCCAAGTCCCGTGGCGACCAGAACCAGATCAAGGCTCTCCAGGAGTCCTACGACAGGGCCGAAAAAGCCTTCAAGGAACTCCGGGACGACAAGGTGGACCAGGAATCCCCGCTCGCCGGGTATTCTTACGAACGGCGGATGGAGGCTCTGTACGAGGCTTACACCCATCTGGCCTTCATGACGGGAGTTATCACACACATGGACAAGACGGCTTCTGTTGACCCGGTGTTTGAATTCGAGGCGGCTTTGCATGTTGCAGCCACGGAGAAGCAAGCTGATTTGCGTTTAGGCCCCAAGGATAAGAAGGTGATAGACGCTTTTTATGAGCATAAGTCAATGGAGAGTAAGAAGCTTTCCACTGACGGAGAACGCCTGGATGGCAATTGGATGGGCGGCGACAAGATAGCGTATTGGAAAGGCGGCAAGGTCCACATCAGTGATGTCGGCAGCCGTGCGGGGCAGACCGTAGCCAAAGCGGTCAAGAAGGCGGTCCCCTCCAACTATCTAGCCAAGGAGGCGTCCATGAGCAACCCGAGAGTAGCGTTTGAAGAGGCTCTGGAAGCTCAGGAACCCGACTTCTATCTGACAGCGGAAGAGGTGGCCGACATCTGTCTTCCGTGCGCCGAGAAGATGGTCGAGCTAGAGATGGAGAAGGTCGCCGCGTCGGAACTGTTTGGCCAGGACAAGGACAAGGTCGCGGCCAAGTGGGAGACCATGCCGGAAGGCTGGACGGACGAAAGCCGCAAGAAGTTCTGGAAGTCCATCGGCGGTGATGTCAAGAAGTGTATGAAGAAGATGGAAGGCAAAGTGTCGGACACGGGAGCCTTCTGCGCTTCTCTCAAGGACAGGATCGAGGGTACCACCAAATGGCGCGGGCCAGAGAAGCCCAAGAAGAAAAAGACAGCCCGCATGGATTTTGAAGAAGCCCTCAGAAAGGCCGCGAGATGAACCCGCGTAAAGCATTTGAAAAGGCGCTTCAAGCCGACCCACGTGTAGCTTTTGAGGCGGCTGTTCGGACAGCGGCGTGGGACGCCTCCACTGACGACTGGTTCGATGCTATCGTGGACGCTGAACCAGACCTAAAAGACTCCAAGGTGAAACGCCTTGCGGATTTGGTGGGCAAGTACCCCAGGATCAAACCGGCCACCAAGACGGCGCTCGATAAGATCGAAAAGGCTCTGGGCGGCATCTCGGAACGGTGGGCGAGAGACGTTTTGAAGCACATCAAAAAGATGCGTGACGGCGCGTTCAACAGAGAGTTCAAGCGCTTTGAAGGCAAGGTGAGCCAGATAAACAGCCTGATGAGCTTGCTTGCCCAGGCGTTGTACTACAATGAGTAAGTATGGGCGTCACTTTCTACAGAGGGCAGCAACTTGGCCGGGCGGACCTGAACATCTTTCTGGTCAATTCTTCTAACACCCCGGTCAACGCGGCCGAGATCTCGTATGGCCTGTACGATTTCACAACGGGCCAAGAAGTCCTGGTGGGCGTGCCCAAACGCGAACCGGCTAACCCTTCTGTGGGGGAATACTACGCATCCATCGTTGTGCCCTTGGACGCCAATCTTGGCGATTATAGAATCAGGTGGAACTTCCGAGAACTCGTTGGAGGCCCTCCTCAACAAGTCGTCCAGGAGTTCTCTGTGGTCGATAAGGCCGGGTTGTCTTCGGCCAGCGCCAGTTTGATTACGGGCGGGGCGTTGGAGGCTACGGTTCAAGAGTTGAACCTGATGGGCCGGTTGCGGATCTTACTCCGGGATAACAACCCGGACCGGAACTATCATTTTAGACCTCCTACGCACGAGGAAACAGTCCAGCAATTCAGCCGGGTGTTCGGTTACATCTGGGAAGACGTGGAGCTTCACGAGTACCTCTTACGTTCTTTGGACATGATTTCGGCCCAACCGCCTAGGACCCCATTTTCCAGCGTTGATCAATTGGTTGCACAACAACCGGAATGGCGGACTCTGTTGTTGACGGGAGCCATGGTCCACGCCCTACAGGCTCTGCGGATCAACTGGATCGCTGACGAGTTCGACTACAACATTGGTGGCATCTCGTTGGCTCTGGATAAGTCGAGTAAATACGAGTCTGCGTACCAAGCGGCGTCAGACCAATTCGATAAGCAAATCGAGAAGGCGAAGCTTACCGTCAACGTCGTCAAGGGTCTACAACAACCCAGGTTCGGTATTGGTATTCGGAGTTCCTTCGGTCCGTACGTCGGCCGGGGCGTTCTAAGTCCTAGAAAATTCGTAGGTTTCTGATGTACACCTACGATCGTACGACGTTCTACAGCTACGACCGTCGTAGGGAAGCGGCCTTACGAGTCGCCGGGATATTCGAAGCGCCGCCCGCCATGTACGAAGAGATTTACGACTGGGTTGTAGCCGTCGTTTCCGACCATGAACTTAAGAAAGCACAGTCCTTGTTGAAGGGTCGGAAGGAAAAAACGGACTACGATAAGAGGCTGTCACAGCTTTTGGATGTCGCCAAAGAGTACAAGACCAACCCGACGTGGAAGAACTACAAAGCGTTCTACGACGTTTCGTGGGTCTTTGGGCATCCTGGGGAACGCGACAGCATCCGGTTGTTTCAGAAGATGACCCCTGAGAAGCAAAAGGATCTTCAAGAGCGAGCCGACAATAGGTATGAGTACTACAAGGGTCGTGTGGACGGTCACTACGAGAGTAAGAGACAGGACATAGCCGACATTCAACGTGAAATAGCCAGTATCAAGAAGAGGATTCAGCCCGGCGTTACACTCAAAGGCGACGAGGCCGTGAGGGAGTTTCCCATCAATCTCAAGGGCTGGCGATACGATACGAAGGATCTGGAAAAGAAACTCCAGAAGCAAATAGACGAGCACGTAGAAGAGTTGAAGGGGACCGTTAAGTTCCTGGGAGAAAAAGACGAGTCGGCCAAGCCTGAGGTCGCGGAGATGCGTAAGCAGTTGTTAGAAGACCTCAAGAAGTCCATCGAGAGGACGAAGCTCGGTTGGCAGGGGATAAAGGTAAAGCTGACAACCAAGGCGACAAAAGGGGTCAAGGCTTTTTGGTACGATCCTCAGAGGCTTCTGACGATTATTATCCCCGACACCCTCCGATGGGAAGGGTTAGAGGGTCTTGGCAAGTCGTTGCGGCACGAGCTACAGCATTTTGCTCAGAGTTATATGGCCTATGCTGTGGACCGGAGTACATTGATGCTGCCGGAAATGCGGGGTCGTCGCCCTGGTTTCCCTTCTCGTAAGATTCAGACCCCAGAGTTTCGACAACAGTACGACCCCGGACACCCTTCGTACAGAAAGGATGACCCGGAGGTTATCAAGTTACGCCAACGGCTAAAGGACCAGGGCCTCTCAGTTAGGCAGTTGGACTTTCACGCCCTGGACGACATCGAGTTTTACACTAGGCTCGCGGACTCGATTGATTCGTTCGAGTGGCACTGGAAGCAAGCCCAGAAGGAACATCGGGATCAACTTAAGGAACGAAAAAGGGACGGCGAAGCATTACCAGCGCCGTTGGAGCTTCGGTCGGCCGTCAAATTGTTTACCGGCACGATTCCGTTTCCAGACTACCGTGACCGGGACTGGCAGGAGAAAGCGGACGCTTTGGGTGGCTACAGAGCGATAGACATGCTGAAACCCCACGAGTTCTTCAAGGCTCTCAAACGCAGCGCCCCTGGTAAGTACCGTAAGGCCCTGTCTGAATTCGTGAAGGCTGTTACCTGATTGGTGTAGGTACCCACATGCCCAAAAAAGACGCTGGCAAAAAGCCCGGAAAACAGCCGGAAAAGCCCAAGAAACTAACCCTGAACGACCCCGTTCCTCCGGAGGTTATCCAGCGCCTCAACGAGTTGGACGAGGCCCGTATTGATTTAGCCCTCCAATTCTTGGCGCTTGAAGAAAGCCGGGTCCAGATATTGTCGGCGTCCCATCAGGTTAACGTGCAGAAATCACGGGTGTTCGAGAAGGTGATCACGGACAGAGGTTTGTCACCTGATGTTCAGGCGGAGATAGACCCGAAGACTGGTTTGTTGAGCGTCCTAGAGGGACCACCACCGGGAGAGCCGCCGTCGTAGGCCGCGCTTTTTCTTGTGGTAAAGCTCTAGTGTAGAGGTTTGCCACATGGCCTATATCACTAACCGGGATCGGAACATAACGACCCTGGAGTATACAAAGACTCCGTGGCCGTTACCGCCGCTCAACGTCTTCTTGACCAGTGGTTTCGAGCCGGGGATATACGATCTTACGTGGGACAATCCGGCGATTCTGGCGTTGAACAGCCAGTTCAAAATCCTTGGTGTTAACATCTACCGCTCCTTCGATTCGGAGTATGGTCCCTTCTTCCGTATTTCTGACACCTTGGCCTGTGCCTCCTTCTGGCGAGACCGGACAGACAACGAACTCGTGATCGACGAGGAGGTTACAGAAGACCGGTGGATTATAAGGGGCGAGTGTGGGGCCGGGACCAAGGCTCCCCGGTGGATTTTCAAGACACTTCTCTGCCCGATCGTCAAGGAGGGGTCCCAGGCCGTCACGGCTAATTTGCCAGACGACGTTTGGGTAAAGATCGACGGCCAGACAGTCCAGCCATTGCGGGTGGATGGGTTCTCCGGAGAGGTCGAAATCGACCCGTTCATCTACGCGGATGTCGAGACTCAGAAGCTAGACCCTTCGTTGGTCCCTGGTCCCGATAGCCGGGTGACGGTCACGTACCGGCGCAACCGATCCTTACTCAAGACCGATCTTGACCAGCGGGTCTTTTACCGGCTCACGACCGTCGGAGTGCCGCTGAAATGTGACCTGACTCAGGTCCAGTGCGAGCAGATGGTTGAGACGCCGATTGAGAACGCAGTGGCCACCAACTCGATGGAAATCGAGAAGCTGGACTATATCTGGCGGGAAGCTGTCCGGCGTAATCGGTGGATATTGTCTCAAGGCGGTGAGCGGGTGAAGCTGTTCATCCGTAAGGAGGTGGGAGTCCCTTGCTCGTGCTTCCAGGCAGAGCATTACGGACAGCCTTTGAATGACTGTCGGAAGTGTTACGGGACTGGCGTTTTGGGCGGCTATGAAGGTCCGTACGAGGCCATGATAGCCCCGGACGATGCCGAGAGGCGGAAAGCCCAGAGGGATACGGGAAGGACCGTGGAGCACGTTTATGAGGTGTGGACAGGCCCGATGCCTATCCTTTCCCAACGGGACTTTCTGGTGAAGATCAATGGTGTCCGGTACTCGATAGGCCCGGTCAGGTTCCCGAGTAACCGGGGAATGGTTCTCCAACAACACTTCAACATCGGCCACCTGGACGAGAAGGACATCCGGTATCAGGTCCCGGTGGGCGACCCGGTCAAATACGACGCAGTCCAGTTCAAGCCTCACGGCCCGGAGCTTGAGGCGGAAGCAAAGCCAACCGAGAAACCCAACATCCCGGACGAGCGTGAGCTAAGAGGACGCACCAAGGTGTGGGAAAACATAGAGTGGTAGATGCCTAAGCCCTTCATAGCGTCGCGGGTTTACATGAAACCCTTACTCCCCGGTGAACTACCGAACACCGGGGACCTGAACACCATCCTCAAGAGGTCGAAGACGGATCTTCTTCGGCGCGTCAAGAGGGAGTTGATGCAGACGGGTTTTTCAGATCGGGCCAAGAGAGCGATAAGCCAGTCCATCAAGATTGAGATAAAGCCGTCGAGCCTCCAAATCACGGCGACTCACCCGGCATTTGCACCGCTCGTGAAGGGCCAGAAGTCGGAGCAGATGAAATGGTTAACCAAGGCCCGTAAACCGATACCCATCGTGACCGAAACTGGGGAATTGGTATTCCGGAGCGCGACGGCCAAGTCGATGGCTGACGGAAGGTGGGTTCATCCCGGTAGGCCGCCGTCGGGTTTTGTGGATAAAGCGAAAGAGGAATCACGGGCCTTTCTCAAGAAGAAATTTAGAGATGGAGCGCGGAAGAAAATACGCGAAGCTTGGACGAGGTAAATGATGAAGGGGCATATTTTTCGAGCGAGTCGGAGAGGGGATGTCAAGGTCATTGGGATGGTCTCCCCGTCTCACAAGATAGAGGACATTCGCCGGGAAGTGCCTCATGGGGTGACAGTGACTATTCCGGGAGAGTTGGCGGTCCAGTCCAAGGATCTGTGGCGGGGGATCAGCCAACATCACCTTTTTCAGCTTCCATCGGCAGCGCCACCCGCGCCGACCTCGACTCAACAAGCCGCCAGTAACACGAGCCAGTTAGAAACCCAGGTCCAGGAGCTATCTTCCAGAGTCAGGGCGTTAGAAGCCGAGAACAAAGAATTACGGGATAAGGATGACACCCAAACCGCCCGTAAATTAGACGAAATTCTAGCTGCGTTACAGGAACGCCCTGTGGTTGTAATGCCGGGCCAAGTGGCAACCGCCGCTGCCCCGGTTACGGAAGAAGAGACAGTAGACGGGTCGGCCCCCATGTACCTACCCGATCAGATACACCCTGAGGACGCTAACGTTAGAATCGACGTGAAGGGTGAATCCGCCACTTCTGACGCTGTTAGCGCGGCAAACGCCCTCAGAAAACTGAGAAAGAAGGGTCATTGATAAAGTTTTCTTGTTGAAGCACAAGTGGAGTGGTTTTGAAAACCGTGGTTTTTAACACAAAGGGAATATTCTCATGCATCCGAGACAAGCAAGCGTACTGAGTCAGGCCAACGAGATTGCGGAGCGCACCGCTGTTGAGACAAAGACGGCGGCGGCTCCCGTCATGTGGAAGTACACTGACGGCTCGAAAACGTTCTACCTTGATGAGAAGGTAATGCCGTGCAAGTCCCCGTGGACTGGAAAGTCTCTTAAGGGCGCTCCGGTTCGGACTCAGTTTTCGGCCATGGTCCAGGATCTCAAGGGCGGTGACGAAGGCGGCGAAGGCGGCAAAGAAGCTGGCGAAAAGAACTGGAAGTAGGCCATCATGCGTGTAGCGAATGAGGCCAGTCCTTATTTCGCTCAGGCGTGTCAAAGCTTCGCCGGACTTCCGATGGCGGAGTTGGGAGCGCTTACAGCGATTCTAAGGGCGGCCAATGCGATGCACCAGAGCCACCATTGGCGGACGGCTGGTCCCTCGTATTACGGGGACCATATACTTTTCGAGCGTCTGTACGAGGATTCTCAGCTTTTCATCGACCAGATGGCTGAGAAGGCCATGGGCTTAGGACACCCGGATTTGGTGTGTCCAGTTACTCAGATGGAGGTGATGAGTGTCTTCGTCAATGCGTGGTCGCCCGAAGATCGGCCGAGTGCCGACGAGATGGTGGCCGTGAGTTTGGCGACGGAAAAGTGTGTTGTTGGGTGTCTCAACGCTGCCAGGGAGAGCCTTGACGCCAAGGGAACGCTCACAAACGGGTTAGATAACCTGATTCAAGGTGTAGCTGATAAACATGAGGAGTTCTTATACCTGCTTCAGCAACGAGCAGGTGGGCGAGTTGCTTACACTTACCGTCGATAGGCAGTTCTCGCCTTCGGGCGAGCTAAGATCAGATTGGAGAAGATCAGATGGCGCAAGACCAACCTCAACAACCGCAACCACCCCCGCAGCAACCACCGGCCAAACCCGCTGCCCCGGCTCCAGCGACTGCGTCCGCGCCTGGGTGTGGCCTGGACTTGGGAACCATGAACTTGGTGTCGGCTCGTCAGACGGGCGGTAATCAAATAGAGACCAAGCGCATTCGGGACGTGTTCATTGATCTGGACATCGAGACCAAGAAAACCTTACGCCTGTCCCAAGTTGACTACGTCGAGCAAGGAGACACCCTTGTCGTGTTAGGGGACCCGGCTCTCAACATGGCGAATCTGTTCAAGCGGGAGGTGCGCCGCCCGCTGTCTCACGGCATCATTTCGTCCGCTGAGTTAGAAGCGCAACAGATTTTGAGCCTGTTGATTGAGAACGTGCTCGGCAAGCCGGTCTCGCCTAACGAGCATTGCTTCTACAGTGTTCCGGCTGAGCCTGTGGACGATGTCGGCCAGGATATCATCTACCACACGGAGGTGTTCCGGAAGATCCTCACGGAGTTGGGGTACACACCTCATCCCATGAATGAGGCGATGGCTATTATTTACTCGCAGTGCATGAACGAGAATTTCTCCGGTCTCGCCGCGTCTTTCGGCAGCGGTATGATGAATATAGCCCTGTCTTACCAGACGGTGAAAGGGTTGGACTTCGCCCTGGCGAGATGTGGGGACTGGGTCGATGCTCACGCGGCCAAGGCCATCGGCTCCACAGCATCCAGGATGTGCGCCATCAAGGAGAAGGGTGTAGATCTGTCAAATCCCACAAACCGGGAAGAAGAAGCCATCGCCCTGTATATCCGGGCTTTGATCAAGTATTGCTTGGACAATATCGCGGTCCAATTCAAGAAGGTTCAGGCAGCTATTGATCTACCCGACCCTGTCCCATTCGTGGTGTCTGGGGGAACGAGTAAGGCGAACGGGTTTATGAAGGTCTTCACCGAGGAGTTCGAGGCCGTCAAGAGGCGCGGGTTCCCGATAGAGATCAGCGAGATCCGTACCGCCAGAGATCCAATGACAGCCGTAGCGGAAGGGCTTTTGGTCCTCGCTATGGAAGAGCACGCAGACGGGTGATGTGTATTATTATCTCACACAAGCGCTTAAGCGTCGGCTCGTTCTGGAGCTAAAGGATAGTTTTTCTCGACACCCGGTCTACGAGAAGGTCGTTCCGTACATTCAGAATCGATACTCTTTCAAGGAACGGCCACAGTTCGGGATTGTTGTAAAGGGGTCCAGCGCTAACAAGATTCAACTCTCCGCCGACAACTTTATGGGGTCGGTAATGAGCCATGTGATGTTGGCTTACGTGGGCGCTCCTAAGTACCCGTTAGAATGGGTCAAGGAGGACCTTGGTTGTATAGAAGCGAACGACGGCGTGATGCCAGCACCTCCTGGGATTTACTACATCGAAATCCTGAGTGCCCCGGACGATCCTCAAACAGAGGGTGAGTTCGTGATCGATCCGCTTCTAACAGTCAACGACGAGCCGGTTCTCAAGTTTGTAACAGGTGTTGAGAGTGAGGCGCAACTCCAACAACGCCCGGTTGTCGGAACATTGCGCCTGTGGGAAAACCACAAGTTCCTGTTGGTAGAAGGACAGCACTACAACGTGAATTACGACACGGGGGCGATCGAGCTAATAGCTCGTTCACCGGCCGGGGCCGTTCTAACAGCCGACTACAGGTACGCGGTTCCGTCGGTGGGACCTGTTAAGTTCCGGTGGAACACTGGTGATTTTCAAACTCTACCGGGTGTGGTCCTCGCTTTCGGCAAACGGGCCAAGAAGGGGGATAAGGTAGCGGTGGTTGTGTATGAAGATCGGGTTGAGGCCGCAAGGGCTTTTGGAGGGAGGTTCGAGGCGTCGTTTGATTTCGATGCCATAGCCAGGGATACGACCCAGATGGAGGAGATAGCCGATCTCATTGTTATGTACCTCTGGGGTCAGAAGAGGGACACTTTATCCACCGAAGGTATTGAAATCACTGACATTTCCATAGGGGGAGAAGCCGAAGAAGTGTACGACGAGACGGGGGACGATTACTTCTACAACGCTTCGCTGTCTCTCCAGGTCCAGGCGGACTGGGAGATCCATGTCCCGTTGCCTCTAACAATCAGTCAGGCGACGCCGACGACTCCGGAAACGGACCGGGCTACCTCTCCTAACGAACCTCAAACGTCCACCATCAGCGGCGACGTTCAGAGCAATCTGTTTTTCTCCACGATCCCCGTCATCGCGGGTCGTAACAATAATTTCGAGAGAATTCTCTAGGTTGTCAAAATATATAACAGATCGGATTAAAAAATGCCCAAATACGTATTTGAGTGTCCAGTGTGTAATCTTCGTTTTGAGCGCAGCTTGAAGGTGGGGGACCACCCGACGCACGAGTGCCCGGAGTGTCAGGATCAAGCTCCGCTCGTAATGTCCGGATTCGGATTTTCGTTCGCTGAAGGGGGCGCGTCAGCGGCCAATTCTGGAGTCCATGATCAAGACTACCCGACGGCCGATAAGGCCGTGGGGCGTAGCGCTAAGAGGCGGTGGGATTACATCAAAGAGCGCGACAAGGTGAAAGAAGAAGCGAGAAAACAGGGAGAAACTCGCGCACTTATCCGGCACACCGGGGAGGGTTATGTTGATTATGAACCTATGAGCGATCAGGGAAAGGAGGCTCGTAAGAAGCTGGAGAAAGAGGCATCTCAGTTAACCGGCGAGCAAGAGAAGCGATAAAGTTTTATTTTCTCCGCCTGTACGAGAGGTTGTGTGTTGCTTCTCTAAGATTAGATCCGGATCGAATCAGACCGTTATCGCCGTGAAGCCAACGCCTCCGACGGTAAACTTCCAAGATGACACCCAGACCCAGATAGAAATAACCTAACCTCAAGGAGATTCTGATGGCGATTGGCCCCTTCATTTCATATGCTCCTCCGGGTGTCTACACACGTACCCTGACTGAAACCAATGCCTCGAACTTGGTGGCTGGACTTAGAATCCCCGCCCTGATCGGTGTTGGTCAAGAAGAGTTAGAGCAGAACGATTTTGAGCTTGTTCGTGGCTCGTCGGCAACCGTTGATCAGCAAATCGTCAACGAAGACGTGTCAGAAAGCTGGGTTGTTGATGCGACGAACCCTCAAAACCTGCTCTTAGGTGCTCAGGACGGTACGTTCACGACGTTCCGTGTTAGGAACTATCCGATTGTAGACGGCCAGGGATTTGGTCGGGTGACTAATGACACAAGAACGGTCACTGTCACGGTTAACGGCGTACCCGTATCTTTAGGGTCTGTGCGGGGTCAAGAGGGCCTCGTTACCCTTCAGGTGCCTACCCAACCGGAAGCCGACGTTCGCGTCACTTATTTCTTCCACCGGGGAGACACAGCGTTCACCGACGATGTGTCGGATCAGGTCACAACTGAGAACGCGAATCTGATTTCTCCGGGATACGCTCCGTTTGACATTGCGACCGGCGTTAACGACATCTTTGTCATCGACGTGAACGGCACGGAGTCAACGGTTACGTTCCCGGCCGGATCGCTCAGCGCCGCCACCCTGAAATCGGTCATTGACGCTGCCGCGATTCCAAATCTTTCGACTTCGGTCTTCACGGACGGTCAGGGCCGGGACCACATCTCGTTCACGAGTTCAATCAGCATCGAGATTGGGAACGGGACCGCCAACGGTCCTTTGGGCTTCTCCGAAGGTAACAGCACGAACCGTAACGCCGATTTCCGGGTCTTCAACCGGCCAATCGTGGATGGTTCGAGCGGCGGAATCACAACAACCGATCCGTCCAAGGTTGTTGCCAAGGTAGACGGTACACAGGTTGTGGCCGAAGCGGTTGACGGCACCAACGGTATCGTCACGCTGCCGTTTGCCCCGGCTCCTGGCTCGACTGTCACAATCGACTACTGGGCCAACACATGGCAGGACACCTTCGATTACCTGCCCAACAGCCTCGTGACCACCGTACTGCGGTGCGGGATCTCGCCGGGTCGTAACGACTACATCCAGGGTACGGACTTCGTTATCTCGAACCCAAGCACGGATGTGAGCGTCATCAACTGGGGCGCAAGCTTCCAGGTAACGGCGGAAACGACCACTCCGGGCGCGACCCCGTTCGATGGTGACACCGGATCTGGCGGACAAATCGTCGGAACCCTCATCGACAGTCAGTACTATCTGGCTCTCTGTGACCGGGTCACAGACACGACAACGATTCCGGCCACAGTATCGTCCACCGACTTTCTGTTGCCTGAGGTTCCGACCATGGGTAACGGGCGTAGCACTCCGCTGGGCCTTCAAACCTTCAATTCGGTGGCTAACAGCCGTCAGGCGCTCACGACGAACCGACCGGATCTCGTGAGGGTTTACACGGGCATCAACCTCCAAGATGCGTTGAACCGCCCGGCTGCGACCGTCACTGTCGTGGATGGTGTGAACCGGCGAATCGTCCTCAAGGACCCGGTCCCGCCCGACCATAACGCCTACGCGACCTTCTACTACAGCCGGTTGTCGGATGACACCTTCATCCTGACCAATCAGGTTGCCGGTCCGGTCGGCACGGGCGAGTACACGGTGTTCTCGACCATTCTCGATCAGAATCTCTACGAGGTCCGGTTTGGAACCAAGTCCGGTCTGAGTCAGATCGTCCAGTGGCCGCGTGGCTCGGAGTTGATTCCGGACGCCTTCCACACAGGTTCCGGCACGGCGGTGTCCGAGGTTGTTACAGTGACCTTCGGGCAGACCCCTGGCTCCAACGCGAGCTACACGAACAAGGGAGCGGCTCCGTACAGCTTCTACTCCCCGTTCTCCGCCACCTGGGTCACTCAGGTCAACGGCGTGAACCAGTCCTCGAATCTGGCGGCGGCTGCCCAGGCTTTCCTGGTGGGCGACGCTGTGACTCCGATTCAGACCGGTCCGGACGCTGGTAAGATTGCCATCTCCCCGGCTCCTAATAACGATCTGAATCTTACGATCGACGGGTTCACGATTGGTACGATCAGCTTGACCGCTGGCAACCAGTTTCCGGCCTTCATCGTAGGCGAGATCAACGCGGCCATCGACGCTGATCCGAACTTCATTGCCACAGCCCCGAACAATCTGGCCAGCTTCCGGCAGGTTGGACCGGCTACCGGCGACGTTTTCTTTATCATTGAGGGTCGTCAGGTTCCGGGTGCGCTACCGGCTGGATTGGACGACGTGGCGAATGTCACGATCAACCAGGGGACGGCCGAGACCACTCTCGGTTTCGCGACCTTCCAGCAAGCCAACGGGACCACCGGAGCCATCTGCAAGGCGGCCACGTATCTCGGCACTCTTGCTGGCCCGTTCAACATCACCACCGGTCTGAACGACACACTGGTCGTCACTGTGGACGGCGTGGAGTACACCGTCACGCTGACAGCGGGTGCGGCCGTTCTTCCCGCGACAGTTATCGCGGACATCAACGCCGTGGTCCCTGCCTTGGCGTCGGTGGGCACCGGGGTGAACCTGGACAAGATTCGTCTGACCAGCCCGACCAACGATACCGGGTCTTCCCTGTTGATTGGCGGTGGCTCTGCGAACGATGTACTAGGGTACACCCAGAACGACGCGGCCACCCAGACCCAGGTTGGCGCTCAAGAGGTCGTGGACATTCTCAACGACACGGCTGGTTTCGCGGCCGGTGCTGTGGCTTACGTCGAGGAAATCTCTGGCGACAGCTACATTCGTATCGAGTCGTTGACGGTGGGTGCGGCTACTTCGAGCATCGGATTCGTGAACTCCGCGAATTCGGCATTCAATCCGACGACAGGCATCAACATCACGCCGGGCACCGACGGAGACGTTGGTGAGGACCCGTCCGATAAGTACGACGTAACGTCAACTTCGGCTGTGGGTTCCGCTGGAACCGGTTATCCGGGCCAGACCTACACAGACGCTCGTACGGGTCTTCGGTTCACGGTTCTGCCGTCCGCGACCGGGAGTTATGATCCAGCCGGGTATTTCACGTTGGAGATCTCCACGACTTTCCATGTGAGTCCGTCGATTCCTCGCTACTCCATCGGTGGTCTGGAACTGTTGGTCACAAACACCGTTGGCGTGGGCGTGAACGACACTGCGTCTCTCGTGACGTACAACCCGGATGGTGTGGAACCGGCCGTTGGGGACTTCTACTTCATCAGCTACCGCTACTTGAAGCAGGACTACTCGCCCAAGATCTACCAGCAACTCAAGACGATTGAGGCGAACTTCGGCCGCACGTCGGCTGAGAACCGTCTGACGCTGTCTGGTTACTTGTCGATCCTGAACGGGGCCGTCTTGCTCATCATGAAGCAGGTCCTCAAGGAGCCGAACACGAACCAAGCCAGCGCCCAGTCGTACAACGAGGCGATCGATGAACTGGCGACCCCGCTTCCGGGCAACATCCGGCCGGATATCATCGTTCCGGGGTCCACGGACACATCGGTATACACGCACCTGACCTCACACTGCGAGATTCAGAGCAACACTCGGAATCAGGCAGAGCGGATGGGTATGATCGGATTCGCGTCCGGCACCTCCGCGACGACGGCTCAGAGTGTGGCCAGAGGGCTGAATTCCAGCCGTATCGTGGCCTACTACCCGGATTCATCGGTTATCACCTTGACCGATGAACTGGGGCAGTCGTTCGAGAGCCTGATCGATGGCAGCTTCTTCGCAGCCGCTGTGGCTGGCGCTGTCGTTTCCCCGGCTGTCGATGTAGCCACTCCTTACACACGTCGTCGGGTTCAGGGCTTTACGCGGATTCCGCGTATCCTTGATCCTGTCGAGGCGAACCAGACAGCGGTTGCTGGTGTTACGCTCCTGGAAGATCTGGACCCGATTATCCGGATTCGTCAGGGCCTGACCACCAACATGACTTCGGTGCTCACACGGCTTCCGACAGTCATCCAAATCGCTGACTTCGTCCAGCAACAGAGCCGGGCTATCCTGGACTCGTTCATCGGCACGAAGTTCCTGGCTTCGCGTACCAACGAGGTCGTGGTCTCCATGACCGGATTGTTCCGCTCTCTCGTGCAAGCTGAGATTGTCGGAGCCTTCACGGGCATGACAGCTACCATCGACCAGGACGATCCCACGATTCTCAGGTTTGAGATGTTCTACAGCCCGATCTTCCCGCTGTTGTACATCCTCCTGACGTTCAATCTGAGGGCGCGGATCTAACACACCGGAGGCTCCGTTGGATGCTTTGCGTTGGAAGGTAAGGAACGCGGCGTCTGACGGAGTCGTGCGTTCTGCGGGCTGGAAGGACACCGACTTCAAGACCGTTGATCGGGAGTTCATGGCGGTCGCACGGGCAGTCAAGAAGTTAGAAGAGATGGTGTCGAACATCCAGTATCAGGGAGTGGTGAGTATGCTTGAGGCCGACACGGTATTGGAGCCTATAAGCAAGGCAACACGCTCCTTGATGGACGCCAGGAGAGCCGCCGAGATCCTGGAGAGAAACGTAAAGAAGCGGCGACGGTAGGAGGTGTTATGTCCAAGGAGGTGAAGGCTTTTAAGGAGGCTCTTGAGAAGAGCGCGTTCGACGCAGCTTTCAACCGTAAGGCCCTCCTTAGGGACGGACCCGTGGGACGTTGTCTCGATAAGGTATGGAACACTCTCCATGATATCGAGTACGACCTCACAGAGACAAAGCGGGACTACTATGACGCGGCTCACTTTATAGACGGCCCCGCTAGAAAAGACGCCGAAGCCATGATCAAGAAGATAGAGGACGCCGTAAAGGAGTTGGAGAACATCTCCAAAAAGACGTTCGACGAACTCGCCAAGGCTGAGACTAAGTTCGTCAAGAAGTTCGGAGATCCTGGCGAGTACTCCGATCAAATGCGGGCCAAGATCTTTCCGAGGTAATATGGACGACCTTCGCTGGAAAACGAACACGAAAACGGCCGCTGACAAGGAACGGTGGAAGTATAATTTTGTCGGCGGCTCTGACAAAGTCACCCTGATGGTTCAGGTGATTGCGGCGGAGTCTGACGGATGGCGCACAGAGGTCGGGATATCTCGGGGTGGCAAGGTCATTGAGCGGGATTCGATTCGGACTGTGTGGGCCAAGACTTTCGAGGAGGCCGTTAAGACCGCTAAAAAGTTGGCTCGTCAGTATAAGATCAAGTGGCGACCGGCTCATTACTCGACCGACAAGAGCCACAAACCGGGGACACCACCTCCGGAAGACGAGGAGTAAACCGTGCGTGAAAAAGTAGTAGAGGGTTACAGGAACGTCGTCGAGAGGAAGGCTTTTGAAAAAGCTTACACTCGGCGCAAGACTGCCGGGTGGTGGGGGGAAGACCCAATGGGTGGGGACTCTCCCTTGGATCTTCTCCACAGCGTTGGGAAACTCGACCCTCGTAAAGCCGCGAATCTAGTGGAGAAATGGCTCAAGGACCGGGAGTTCACACCTCGTTACGCGGCCATGGGTGTGTGGGATGTAGTTATGTCTTCCGGGGTCCAACTCTACGTGGATGTGTTCAAGTTCCTTGAGGACGATATCAGGGCGGCGGCCCGCAAGGGTCTTCCCAGAGACGACGACTGGTACGGAAACCGGGAAGTCGAGAAGTGGTTGAGTTATTATGAGAGAGGGAAGCCCAGCGGCAAGCTACGGAAACACAAGTTTGTCCCAAAGGGGGGCCACGCCGGTTCCGTCTATTACATCAGTGACGTTAATGCTTACCCGATTGGGGATGGGGTCGAAGTCACAGTCACAATGACCAACCAGTTCACAGGAGACGACGAGGATTACGAGGAGACTTTTGGCACTCCGGTGGACGTGGAAGATGTGAAGTGGGACGAATACGGGGGTAAAGGCCAGAAGCAACAGTCTATCGTGTTCACCATCGAGGACTACGAAGGTGAAGAGTGGGAAATGCAGGTAGACATGAATTCAATTGAGGGCGGTTTCAAGGACACCCGCTTTGATGATTGGGCGCAAATCTGATGGACCAACTCAAATGGAAAACCAAACAAGCGGGTATGGATCGCCCTATTGTAGAGACGTTGAAAAGGGCTTACGAGGCCGGATTCAAGGCGGCCGACCCGGAGGCGGAAGCCGAGTTCGATCAGGCTTTTTCAGAATTGATGGCGTCGGCCAAGCAAGCTGAGAGGGCTGCGAAGAAAGGACGTTCACCCATAGGGCCTCCTTTAGGCCATTTCGCCAATCTTGCGAGCAGTCTTTGGGAGTTCGCTTACTGGTGGGGCGGGATGGACGCTAAGAGGTAGATCATGGACCATCTCCGCTGGAAGACCGCCAAGGCTAGAACAAAGAAGGGTGCCTCTATTGAGGACGACTTGGAAGAAGCTTTCGTGCGAGTAATCAATCTCGCCGGGCCGTTGGGCGACGCCAAACGTGATCTCAGAGAAACCTCGAATTGGGCGGAGAGGGCCAAGAAGAATCTTGCGGACCTTGAAAAAGAGCAAGCGGAGATTGTGGACGCCCTGAAAGATATCCACGCTAGGGTTAAGCGGGGTGGTTAGACTCTAACGAGCACGTCGTTGATATGCCGAAGAAGGATCAACGTTCCTTCTGGCGGACCCCACAACCATAATTCGTCTTCTGACACCTTCCAGTCGGGTAGCTCTCCCATGGAGCTTTCCATCTGGTTCAGGATGTGGCACGCCTTTTCCAGGTCGAAGGGCAAGAAGAGGCTCTTACGGGCGGCGAGAACGTAGTTTCGGTCGTTTTGCCCGCTCTTGGAGAGGACACCCCTCAGGAAACCAAGGCGGTAGAGTTCTACCCAACCGTCAACAAGGTGGATCGACAAAGGGGTGTCGGACTCATCGGTCGCGACAACGAAACCTGATGTGCCCTGGTCCAGGATTCTGACCCTGGCTCGTGACGGGGCGGTGAGCGCTAAAGTGCCGTCGTGTATGTACTCTCTGAGCCAGCCGACGCCGTGTTGGACCCGGTCGCTGAGTTCGCGTTGTCCGAGTCCTTCCGGAAAATAGGTTCGGAGGGAGGAAAAGAAGCGTGCGAGGTTGTCGTCCAGGTGGGCCAGGGCTGGTAGACCAAGCCGGTGTATGAAGTCCACTGTGTAAACAACGTGGGCGGTAGAAGGGTGGGTCGCCAAATCCCGGTGTAAGAATAAGGCTATGGCAAGAAGGGTGTCGATGTCCTGGACCCCAGGAGTGGCCAAGGTCGTGGGCATCGGTCTTCCCAGGATGAGGTCCTCGTAGAAGCTCGGCAACGCGCCTTTATCGTAGGCGGAGAATTCAGGCCCGTGGTGCTCATACCCCAACACTTCCGGGTCTTCTAACTGTTCTTTGGTTAAGCCTGTTTCGAAGGATATCGCATCCGGCACAACGGTCGGCAAACCCTTCTCAATTCGGACATTTAAGTCCATGCGAAAGTTTACACCGTCGAGAGGATTCTTTGTTATTAATTGTGAGGAGAGGGTTCTGTGGCTGACGACCTACCTGATTTCCCTATTGTCGTTCTTGAGGCCGACTATCCAGAGCGGGTTGGAAGAGTCGGTCTCTTCGACTATTTGATGCCCGTCGGGGATACGGGAATCGTATTCGTCGCGGCGGTGCCGGGCACTTTGTATGAATGGGGAGTGCAGTTCACGCCCGAAGTCCAGCAAGCTTCGAACCTGAGGGCCGCTTCCACGCTGGCCCATATGGGTCTCATAAGAGGCGAGACCTTTGAGTTTCTGAGGCTTTCGCTCCAACTGACACAAGCCGATATAGCGACGGCGTTCGGCGTCCCGTTGGCGACGGTTCAGGGGTGGGAGGACAACACAATACCGATCCCGGTGAACTCGTGGGCCGATTTGTCCAATCAGGTTTGTGAGGCTGACCACCGGGCCAGTTTGACAGAGCACGCTCTGTGTCCGGATTTCAGGCCGCGTAAGATTCGGGTGTTCCCTGAGACGCCGATGCCGACCCAGGCTGTAACATCTCCGCCTTGTGATCCGCCTGTCCCCATAGTAGGCCCTGATTGCGAACCTTACGGACGACCTCCTTGCCCTCCTGACTGCGAGCCTCCGTGTTGAGTATTCTTTGGTTTAATTGACGAGTAGGAGCGTTTTGATATGACACTTTCTCCAGAGCAAGTTCTTCAACGCTCGGGTGCGATGCCTCCCGATGACGATGAAGAAGACGAGATAGGCGAACTCGAAATCGCTGAGTATGTTGTGTTCATACTCGCGTTAGACACCTACTCGCGTTACCTCGAAGAAGCGACGGGTTCCAAGGTTGACGACGACTTGGTCCGGAAAGGCGTCCAGCTTGTTAAGATGGCTGATCGCGCTCACGTGGGGACCATCAAAGAGTTCCTGGGAGACGCGATGCCGACCGGGAGCCAGAAGAAAATGATGGACAAGGCGTTCCGGTTCTTGCCCAGCAACTCGACGAGTCTCGGTCGTCGTAGAATGCAGATGCAGTTCGCCCTCGAACGTGGCGGCCCGGCCACCCTGAGAAAGATATTCAAGTCCAACAAGGCTATCCGGGAGATGAAAGCGGCAATGGCCGCCGCCGACATCGAGGACGCTGATGTCGCTCTCGACAAGTTTGCAGTCATCCCTTTGAAGAACATGCGTCTTCGGAGGTGGATCGACATGGCGGCGGAGGCGGCTGGTTCCGGTTCTTTCCAGAATGCCGTGGCTGTGGGTTCGGAAGAAGCCGACGAAGATGTGGCAGCCATCGCGACAGCCCGCACGAACCAACAGGGCACGTCGCCGGACTCAGAAGAACACAATCAGGCTGTGAGTGAGAAGGATGACCGTCTCCTCGACGTACAGGAGAAAGCCACGGAGGCCGCTGAGAGGGCCATGGTGGTGTCGGGTGAGGTTGATGAACCTCCCGCCAAGTCGGAGGTTGTAGGAATCGCTACAGCCGCCGCTGTTGCTGTAACCACCGACCCTGCGAACCCCAACAACGTTCCCGCTCCTCTTCGTAAGCTGGATGACGAACAGAGGATGGCCGCCTTGACCGACGGCCGGGTTCTCGTGGCGGCCGGGGCCGGTGCTGGCAAGAGCACGACGGTCGTCTCTCGGACGGAGTTCCTGGTCAAGGATCGGCGTGTTGACCCCAGTCGTATCCTCGTGACGAGCTTCAACAAGAAGGCGGCCGACGAGCTAGAACAGAAGATCGGGACCGCGATTGGCGGCGACTCTGTGTCTCAGATGTCGGTCGGCACAATGCACAAGCTGTTCAAGAAGTTCATCGGGGAATACGGGACTGGTCGTGAGCGCATGGCAATGGGTTTGGCCAAAGGGCGGAGCGGATTCGTCAAGGGTGGCTCGCCTGTCGCCAGAGCGGTCCAGCGGATGTGGTCAGACTGTTACCCGGCTGATACGCCCGAAGAGCGTAAGGTCCCCAGGTTGAAGAACGTCCTTCTGGCCAAGGCCAAATGGGCCGGGAACAACATTACTCCCGCCAAGGCCAAGGAGGAGGCCAGGACTCCCGAAGAAGTTGATGCCGCCGATTGGTATGAGATGTACGAGGGTTTGAAAGGGGCCATCCCTGGCTGGACCGCCCCGTGTAAGTCGAAGGCGTACGAGAGATTCATGGGCCGATGGCGTCCTAACGATCAGCGCCTGGGTGACTTCGATGACATGCTCGTGATCTTCGACAACATCCTGAAACGAGAGCCAGCCGTCAGAAAGACCCTGCAACAGGCGTTTGATCACGTTATCGTGGACGAGGCTCAGGACCTGTCCGGCGTCCAGTACTCGGTCATTTCCCAGATGACTGAACACGTCAGTGACGGTAAAGATGGGAAATCATTATGGATTTGCGGGGACGATAAGCAGAGCATCTACGGTTTCCGTGGAGCGCGTCCGGACCTCTTCACCAGTCTAAGCGAGACAGAGGGCTGGACCACCAAGATGATTCGCACCAACTACCGGTGCCAGCCGGAAATTGTCGAGGCCGCGAACGCTTTGATTGCGCACAACGAAAAGCAAATCCCCATGGAGGCTGTGCCGTCTCCACACAAGGCGCGTGGGATGGCGTCCATTGAGGTTAGGAACCCTCCTGACGAGGCCACCGCTGCCCTGTCTGTTGTAGAAGAGATCAAGTCCGACATCACGGCCGACGGGAATGTGACGGACAACGCGATTCTAACCCGGACCAACAAGGAGCAACACGCCTACGAGACGGCTTGTATCATCCGTGGTGTCCCTTACGCCCGTAAGGGCACTTCGAGTTTCCTGGGGTCGCCTGAAACAAAGGCTTTCCTGGGTTACGTGGACCTCGTCATGGGGAGCGACTTCGGGAAGATGCAGAAGGCCCTGGCAGAGGTTCTTAACAAGCCAAATCGGTTCTTCGTCGCTCCTGAGGTATGCGAACAGGCCGTCAATGACTCTCTTTACGGTTACGCCAAGCGGATGGAACTGGATGTCAAAACGGTCAACCCGATCGCGGCCATGGAAGACGACATGTTCATGAGGAGCTTGGCTGGAAAGCTGGCTCGCTCCAAGTCCGGTTTCAAGTTCCGTAAGACCATCGAGAAACTCGAAGAGCTTCGAGGCGAGATGGGGCAGATGAAGGCCCGCTCCGAAGATCCTGAGTACACAACAACCGACCTCTTCGAGGACATCCTTGGTATGCGTGGCACTGCAACGGTCACGGATTCTGTCACGGGCCGTACTGAGTATGTGGAGCAAACGTTCCGCGAGAGCCTCAAGGCGGACCTCAGGGACGCCATTGGTGACGACGAAGACGCAGCCGCCGACGCGGGTGATGACGAAGAGGGAAGCGAGACCGAAGGACTCGGCAACGTCAGCTTCTTATTCGAGTTGATCAAGAAGGACCCGACGGACCCGGAGGACATGATCACGGACCCAGGCACGCCATTCGGTTTCAAGGCCAAGATGGACCGGTATGCCGCTAAGGCCGACGAACTCAGGGTGGATGTCAAGAAGTGGGAGGACGCTCAGAAGAATCTACCCCCGGAGGAGCGGAAGCCGCCGCCCGGTGTCTACCTTGGCACCGTCCACTCGGTCAAAGGAGCGCAGTGGAAGAACTGTTATGTTGCGATGCCGAAGGGCCGGTTCCCGATTGTTCCTCCCGCCAAGCCGGGGGAACCGCCGCCCGATCCTGCGGTTCAGCAAGAAGAGTTAGAATCAGAACGACGGCTCGCGTATGTGGCGTTGAGCCGGGCCGCTGAGAATCTCAATGTCATATGCCCGAACGTGGTTGGGGGTAAGGCAGCGGGTATCAGCCCCTTTGTGAGCGAGGCTGGTCTCGCGGTAGGCCAGAACGTGCCGAAACCTGAGACGGAGGCAGAAGTCGAAGTCGGGGAAGAAGTCATCGAAGAAGAACCGGAAGTAAGAACGGCCGCCGTTGAGTATGAAGGCGTCCTACCGGACGACTGGGAAGAGGAATAAGCCATGGCCGCTCGATACGTAGAAATCACTCAGGAGGAGATGGAAAAGTTCTTGAAGAGGGCTTTCCGTGCTCTACGCCCCACTGACGGTACCAACCGTGGCGAGATTTATTACGACCTGAAACTCGGAAAGCATGTGGGCGTCCGTGTTTGGACTTCTATCCGACCGCATTCCGGTATGGGAGCCGGTCGTGGGGCTGATGCTATCAGAATTCAACTCATCAGCTTGAAGGACGACGGGCCGTTAGAAAAGGGTAAAGCTCCCATCGTCAAGCGGACCCAGAACTGGCGCGACAATGTTAAAAAGCGGGTAGGGGAGCTGGCCGAAAAGTTCGACGACAACGAGGAGTTCTGGGAGAACTGGGCAGAGACTCGCCAGCGACGTGGCGATCCTGAGAAGGAAATGGAGCGCCAAGAAGAGCAGCAAGAAGAGGCCCAGGAGGAGCGTAAGGAGCGGGAAGAAGAGGTCGAAGAGGCCGGTCTCCAGGGCTATCCCACTCCCGAAGCTAAATCCCGTCACCGCCGTTGTATGCGCCTGATGGGAGAGATTACAAGTAAGCAGGTCGGCTACATATTTTTCCTGTTGAAGGACGCCGGGATCGATCACAACCGGTGGCATGACCTGGGGCTGATGGACATAACAGGTTACGATCACATTCCAAAGCGTGTGCAGTTGAAGGAACTGTCCAAGGCTCAGGGGTGTATGATTATCGAAACCCTCAAGTCTGGCGACCGTTGGGCTTCCGAAGAGGACATCCCCGACGAGTACGCCGATTACCCGTCAGATCTGTAGCCGTTACATTTCTTCTATCAGCCATCCTTAGAGAGATGGCTAAGCGGCTGGCACTCGTAACAGTTGGGACCGACGGGGTCGTGGACTATGTCCAGATGCCTAACGGTCAGCGTTTCATGTTGGGACCGGTCTCGGTCCTCAAGCTCATTACAGGGCTTGTGACCAACCGTACGGCCAGGGCAGCGTTGAAGGCGTTTAACGAGAACAACCAAGTCTTGCTCTCGGTTGACCTCGATAAAATGTGGGCTTTGCTGCCTTTCCAACGTGCTCGATATTCATCTACTACTAACTCTCTTATGAAAAAGGGAGATCGTAGTTTTCCCACAGATTTGGAGATTGCTATGCAGAAGACCGCTTCTTACGAGACTTTTAGTTCTAACGTGGAGTTGGCGGAAGACATTCTCGCCAAGGTGGCGGCCACAAATGACAGGATCGAGGACTTGCTGAAAGAGGGTAAGGAGTTCGATTCGAACCGGGCCAAGACCGACCTTCACAAAATCGCGTCTCGCGTATCTGAGATTGCTCAGAACGTTGATCTCGCGCACCCGTGGGTGGAGACCGACCTTTCGACGCTTTCTGAGAGAGCCAACGAGATCCACAAGTTGTTCGAGCCGCGAAGCTAACACTGACCGGCTGCTAAATGGGAGATGTAAGATAACATGGCAAACGTAACTACCTCTGACTACATCTACCGGATGGGGACGGCCCCTAACACCCGCGCCGCCGTAAGCCAGAAGAGTAAGATTTACGGTTACACCGTGGGCGTGGCCGGTTTCCAACAACTCGGTGTGATCTCGGAGTTTGGCTTCGACGAGTCCCGCACGATCGATCCGGTTCGTGGTGTGGGCTACGGGGACCAAGTTGCTGAGTTGGTGCCGGGCGTTACCGACCCGATGACCCTGACCCTGAACAAGACGCTGCTTTACACAGCGAACTTGTTTCAGATTCTCGGTTACAAGGGCGGCATCGATGGACTGGCCAGGAGTTTGCGGCACCATCGTTGGCCCTTCGACATCAAACAGGAACTGGTCTTTTCGGAGTTATCTTCTCTCCAAGATCCTAACGGTGTCTCCGTGGAGGCAACAGTCACAACAGGGCCGACGAGTGCGGACAATCCCATTGTTACACCTCGCGCCCTTTTGACCTTCTACGAGGGTTGTTGGCTGAACTCCTACTCTGCGAGTTACGCCTCCGACTCGGCCATGGTGGCTGAGAATAGTTCCGTGACGGTCACGGATATCATCGACGGTGTATCTCAGTACGGCGAATTCATCGACACGGGCCTTGCTCCGGTGTCGGCAAACGGCAGTCCAGGTAAGGGCTTCTCGCTCAGATTCGCTAATAACAGCAACACAGTAGTTCCGGTCTAAGAACCATAGAGCTAGATGACAGCGGTTGACTAGATGTGAATCGAATCAGATTGAACCAAATGTACATGTTGTAACCGGCAGTACCCTTCGAACCCAGATGTAAATCACGTCGAGTTTTTAACGCTGTCATCCTCGCAACGAGGATGAGATGAGCACACTTACAGCGAAGAAACTCAGTGATGCCCTCGACAAGGCCAAGAACGTCGGCTTTGTGGAGGAGACCTTCACCGTAGAGAACTGCGAAGTCACGCTCCGTAACCTCCGCCCTGACGAGTATGTTGCCTCTATGGAGGCGTGTGAGGGCCTTGAGGACGTGGCCTATCTTCACGCTTACCAGAAGGAGCACCTCTCCAGATCTATCGTGGTGCTCAATGGGGTGGATCTTCGTGAGGTGAAACACGTTGAGGTAGAGGAACCTGATCCAAAGAAGAGCGGTGAAATGCGTACCGTCAAGGTCGAGCTTCACACGTTCTTACTTACTAACGTGGTGAACACCTGGGGTAAAGAGGCCATTTTCACAACGTACCGGAAGTTCTCGGAGGTCCTTGAGGCTGCCGAACGAAAGGCCAACGAGGGTGTTAAGTTCATAATGCCGGAAGAGACTGAGGAGGAGAAGTACCGGAGGCTATTGTTGGAAGCCAAGGAGGTGGAAGGCGAACTTCCCGACGCCTTGGTCGAAACCATATTGGGCGAGCACGGTTGGATGCAAAAGAGCACGGCCGAAGAAGCCAAGGCAGCCATGGAGAGGGCCGACCAACTGGCTCGCGAAGAGGCGAAGAAGGCCGAAGAAGGGTCTCCGGAGCCAAGCGCCCAAGAGGCCCCCAAAGTTGTTGAGAGGCCACAGGAAAGCACCGCAGAACCGGCACCTACCCCACAAGCTGCCCCTGAGCCTGAGACCCCGGCCCGACCGCCCGCTAAAGTTCCAGTAGACCCTCACGCGACTTTACAGAAGGTCATCGAGACCCGACGAAAGGCTCCGGTCCAGTCGGCCCAAGAAGAAAAGAGCGAGGACGAGAAGTCGTCAAGGGCGGCCCAAATCGCTGCCCTTGAAGCTGAAGCCGGTATTGGGGTTGAGGTGCCAGAGGGCGCGGAAATCCCTGTCCTTCAACCGGAAGACGCTCCGGAAGTAGCAGAGTTGAAAAAACAGGAGCCGGTGGACCCAAAAAAGGCCGCTAGGATTCTTGATCAACCCCCGGTCTCCGGGATCAACCCAAGGTTCAAGCCTCCGACAAGAGTATAGATGCCCGCTGATGCTGCACAGAGATACGAGGAGGAGCAGAGAAGGCTTAAGAGCGAATACGACGGCAAGCCTGTGGAGGATATTCGTGTCACTGCGCCCCAGGAACCCGAAGTCAACCCAAAGGTTTATAAGGATGTTGAGCCTCTAGTTTTTCGCGGATTTTTGACAGCGTCGGCGGAGATCAATGGCGTACCGTTTGTATTCAAGAGCTTGAACCACCATGAGTTTGAGCTTCTACGTTTCAGCGGTTTGCTTGACGATACGGCCGCCAAAGGCTTCTGGGACACCTTTTTGTCTTACGGCGTATTTATGGTGGAGGGGGTCAATGTCCTCCGTGATCGTGACCAGTGGCTTCCCAGGATAGCCGACACGTTTTCGCCTCTTCCAACAAAAGCCAAGCGGAAGATCATCCGACACATCTCGGAGATCAATCGACGAGTATCGGCTGCCACGATTCTAACCGAGGCGTACGCCATGGAGAGCATGTCTCGATACCGTTGGATGCAAGTCAAGGGCCTGGATCTGACGGCAACAGCGGTCACAGGAATCGCTGGCACCCAGTCACTGGGAATGAATTGGGCGCAGCATGTTTGGCGTGCTTTGAATCTGGCGGAAGATCGTAACGATCAACACGAGCGAGACTGGGACAATGCCAAATTCATAGGCTCCTGTTTCGCGGGCAAGGGTCTGAACAAAGTCTACGCGCAAGACACGGACCGGAGAAACAAAGACAAAGAGGAACGTATCTCTCGAAAGGACAAGCTGTTGAGAGAGGTGGTTCTTGGAGAGAAGGTTCCGGAGAAGACCACCATGTTACCCGGTGCCCAGGTAACAGCGCCTCGAACCGTAGAAGAGTTGGCCGATCAGTTAGAAAAGGACCTGCGGGGGGACCAGGACTGGCACGATAAGGTCATCGCAGATCACGAGCGTCGAATCAAGGAGCAGTATCAGGCTCGACAGAGACAGAGGGAGGAGGCTGCGGAAGCCAGCGCTTCTCGGTTTGGGAATCGCAACGTTATTGGAGGGTCAGAACTCGATGGTCTAACGGTTCAAGAAGTCGAGGAGAGAGTTAAACGCTCCAAGCAGATCCAGGCTCAGAATGCGGCCCGAATGCAGCTTCACTCCGTGCCTGATCAGGAAAAAACAGAGGCGTTCTTGGACAGGTGGGGCGCTACGGGGCCAGAAATAACTACTGAGATTGCTAATACAGACCGAGACACATCAGGCGCGACAGCACTCCCGGTTCGGAAGACGCCCGCGACAGACACGTTTAAGAAATAAGGGTTAGATATGCCAGAGCCGTCCAAATCAGAAGTGCTTCACATGCAGTTCCAACTTGACACCAAAGACGTGATCAAGTCCATGGAGCATTTCAAGAAGGCAGCGAACAAATATCTCGGCGCGATTGAGAAGAAGGAGAGGGATGTCTCCACGACGATGGGGAAGTACATCACGAAGCTGGGTAAAATTAAGCCCGCCTTCGCTCCCGCTCTCAAAGCGATGCAGGAGCTTGAAGACGATATAGCTAAAATCGACAAGCAGATGGCTACTGCCGACGCTAGGATGCGAGGAGCCAGCGAGGAAAAGGTAGCAGCGATACAAGAAGAGATTAGGGGCATTAAAGAACGAAAGAAAGAGAAATTGGACGAGCTTGGTAAGCTCGCCAAGGAGGCTAAGAAGGACATAGACATCGAAATGGTCACGGGTATAGACGCTGCCCGTGAGGCAGGTAAAGAGATAGCAAAACCTCTTGAACTCATTGCGAAGAAGGACTTGCCAGGGGCTGGGAAAGCGTTAGGGGGCCTCTTAAAGAAGAGCGGGAAGGGGTTCATGGCCATGGGCGAAATGAAGATGGACCCCAAGGCGAAACGTGGAATGATGGGAGGCATTGCTAGGGGGGCAGGTGGTCTGGCCAAAGGTCTTGGGCCTATAGTGAAAGTGCTCTCCAAGGCCGCACCATTCATAGGGTTGATGTCAGGCGCTGTGATGGGCCTCATGAAGATTTTCATGGACGCAGAATCAGCGGCCAAAGGATTTCACAAGGGTATACTAGAGACAACGAGCACGGCAGGTTACTTAAGCCGGAATTTAGGGGACGTGTCAGACGCCTCTGAAGCGTTAGAAGCGGACCTTAAAGTAGTACGTGACGCGGCGATGGATTGGAGTAACGTCCAGTGGGGGATTTCCAAAGACACCGCTCAGGCGTTCATAAGTTCCCTGACAGCGGAGGGGGTGACTCTTCGCCGGTTAAGAGAGGAAACCGAGAGGGCGACGGCTGGTATCGATGAGATGGCTAATACGATCCAGATGTCCGTCGCCTACTCACGCGCTTTTGGGGTGAGCTTGAATGAGCTAAGCCAGCTTCAAGGTGAGTTGATGACTGAAGTAGGCATGGGCTTAGACACCGTCAACACCAGTTTTCAAATGATGACGAGAGGAGCCGAAGAGGCGGGGATGGCCTCTAACAAATTCTTCGGACTCGTTAAAAGCTTCTCGGCTGATCTGTCGTTGTTCACGCTTCGCATGGCTGACTTAGTCAAGGTTATGACGGTGCTGGGCAAGACCATGAGTCCGCGCAATGCCCAACAATACCTTCAGACGATCACTCAATTTTTCAAGGGCCAAGGATTGTTGGATCGGACCCGTGCCGTCATGCTCGGGGGAAAGAAGGAGGTAGGGGGGGTCCTCAAAGCTGACCTTGGACGGAGGGTTGAGGGGATGCTTACCGATCTAGGCCCGGATATAGCTAAGGTGTTAGGCCCTGAAATAACTAAGGGTAAAACAGGAGACGTTGTTAAAGCGATGGCGCAGTTCAGTGACAAGCTTACGGGCGCTCAACGAGAAGCCATACTCGATGCGACGATAATGCAAGGGAAATTAAATTCCGGGAACCTGATCGAAATAGCCTCTGCTTTGAAAGATGCTAGTCCAATAGCTGTGACACAAATCTTAGACAAGATCTCTCAGAAGAGGTTCGGCAAACCGATGTCCCAACTTGTGGGGCAACAGAAGATTGCGTTCGAGGCTATGACCGGTTTTAACGATGAGATGATCGATCAAAACCGGAAGGCGGCTGCCGGGGTTGAGCAGGTACAAATGGATTTGGCCTTCAAGATCGAGAGGTATCAGAAGGAGTCAGTGGGCAAGAGTGAGGAGCAACTCAAAGAGTTGCGTAAGCAGATAGGTATCACCGCTGTTGAAGAAACTCTAATGAAGAATTTGGGTGTCACTTTAGAGAAGGACGGGGCCGCGAAAGAGGTCCGTGACGCCACGGCTTCAAAAATTTGGCACAGTATGGACGCTAAACAAAAGGATTTGATCAAAGGCGTCGAAGACCAAAGGAATTTTCAAAAAGAGATTGCTGACCATCAAGTTAGTATTGCGGAGAGGTTGGGGATCATAGCCGATTTCTTGTTGAACAAGCTCTATAACATCATGATGGGGGTGTGGCATTCTATAGGGGACATCTTCAAGTGGTTAGGAGACAAGTTCGGCAAGGTTGTTGGGCGTGGGGTGGAGGCCGAACGCGGTCAGCGTTTCAGAATGGCGGCCACAAGGGTGGGCGACCCAAGGATGACCAAAGCCTTGGAGGACTCCGAGGGTGACATATGGAAAGCCAGGAACTTGATGATCGAGTCCATGGGGAAGGAGATGATAGCGGACCTCGAAGCGGGTAATAAGAAAGTACAAGAACTCTCCAAAGACCTATGGGAACTACCGAAAGAAGAACGGGAAAAGCGTTTAAAGGAGTTGGAAGGGACAGAGTCAATTGCGGGGTATGTGGGTACCACGAAAGAAGAACTCTACAAGATGAGCAAGGAGATGGGTCCTGATTATCTCGTGTGGTACCTGGGTGAGATGAAGAAGGCGATTGCTGAGTCGGGGTTCGAGGGAGCCGGGGGCAAAACTAAAGCCACGGCCGAAACCAAGGCCGTAGCCAAAGCGGCTCCTTCCCCTCCTCCTGACGACGCGCCGGTCCCGAAAAAGGTTGCCGAAGAGGTGGCCAAGGAGGACTTGAAGGCTCAAGCGTCAACCAAGGATTCCGTGGATGCTGTAGGGGAGACCGTCGCGGCAGGGGCTAAAGAAACCATTAAGGGTGTAGAGGAGGTCAAGAAGGCTATCGACAAACCTTCGAGTGATCACAAGAAGGCGGTCACTGACTCCACTCTCGAAGCCATCCGCAAAGGGCTTTTTGAATATTACATGTACTCCGCGTTTGAAGATCGAGCGATGGTGGCCGAAGGCATGAAGTCAGGGGCCTTTGATCCAACGACGTTTGGAGAGAAAGTTGCCGAAGGCGCGACGAAGAAAGGAGACGTGGCAGACACAACGATTACGAGCCTTGTCGAAGCTAAAAGAGTGAAACCAGCGCAAGCTGGTGGCCTTGTTGCCAGTATAGTGGATGGTAAGGCCACGTTATCCAGATTGCCTCCTGGGGAGGGGTGGACTCCTATAGGTGTTGGAGAGCGGATTCTTCCCGCTGGGGCTGGCGGGGGCGGCAGTGTGAAGGTCGAGTTGGCGTTGAAAGGCGATTTCGGCCGGTTTATCCAGGCTCGCGTCATCGAGGGCACGGCTCAGTTCGAGAAGAACAAACGTCTGCGTTGAGGGATAGATGCCACGTATTCCGTCAGCAAACCCTGATTTCGACGAGCTACAGGTCCCCACCGAGAGTCCTAACTACTCCCACGGGCTTGAGCGGCGGAAGACCAATATCCCCATGGCGTTTCAGATAACAAGTCCGTTCAACAGTCGGAGGGTGCTTCTTCCGCACGCTCTCGTCATGCATGTCAATCCGGAGAGCCTCCAAGAGAACCACATCAAGAAGGTCGAACGTTTCCAGACCCGTGGTGGGTACGTAGAGCAACACTGGGGCGATGAGCTTTCGGACCTCAACTGCGACGGCTCTACCGGTGCTTTCATGAACATCTACACGGGGTTGTCGTCCGTGCTACGGCAGAAGACCATAGCCTGGGACCGTTACCGGGACCTCCACGACCTATACCGTAATAATGGGAGCGTCTACGACCCGTATGGGAATGTTGTGCTCCAAGGCCATGTGATGCTCATGTATGACCGGGGGACCTACTTGGGGTATTTCCGGTCGTTCGACGCCGAAGAGAGCGATGAACAACCTTTCGCGTTTCGCGTGTCGTGGGCGTTCAAGGTCGAAGAGGAGATTATGAGAATTCCTGGCCTGGGTGTTAATCCAACACAAAGAGGTAAATACGACGCGAGCGCTAAATACTTCGGGAGCACTAATAACGTTAAGAAAATCGTTACCACCTCAGAACCAGAGGTTGGAGCATGACGACAACTGAAAACTCAGAGCTAAAGACGTACCAGCAAATCGAACAGGAGGCCGACTTTTATCAGCCAGCCGTCTACGAATTGTTGAGTTTTTATCATGCTCTCGCGCTCCACGAGGACCCTCTTGACGGTCAGTTCATTCCTCTAACGACGGTTCAGCCGTGGGAACAAGAGCGGACGTTGATGTTCGCTGTCGGTCTGATTCCACCTTCTTCTAACGTCACCGGCCGGTTGCTGGATCGTACAGCCACTATCCGCACCCTCGAAGAGCAAAACCTGGAAGAGCTACAACAGGAAAACCCGGATGTGAGTTCTTCTTCCACGGGAGATCTTCCAGGCGAGACGGGTGGTATTTCAACGAGAACGACGGAGCCTAATGGCCCAACGTCAACGTCAAACAAGGACTTCTGGGTCCGGTATGTGGTGATGTGTAACCGACTAGGTTGTCAGCCGGAAGAGTTGGCACGTGTGATCCAGGCCGAGAGCGGCTGGAATCCGGCAGCGGGGGCCAAGAATAAGGACGGTAAGGTTACAGCCAAGGGTTTGATCCAATTCATCAAGTCAACGGCCACGGGTAAGAAGATAGGTATGACTCCGGAGCAGTGGGACAATATGGAGACCATGTCTCGGGAGGAACAGCTTACGTTCATAGAGCGTTTCTACAAAGGTCGGTCGAAAGGGAGAAACGCTTTCGAACTCAAGGCCGTGACACTCGGGGGCTTCAACAACCCGGACGGTTCTATCTACCACGGTAACGCCAGAGAACCCGAATACAGGAACGCCAAGAGACAACGCTCAGCTTACCAGAGGAACAAAGCTCTAGATAAGCCGCCCCCGCCGAAGGGGTATCTCACTCCGGAGGACGTAGCCTTCCGTCTGGCGAAGAAACCGTTAAGAAAGAAGTACCGTTCCAAGATCAATCAAGCCAGACGTAAGCTTGGTATGGCGGTTGGGTACGAGCCGTTTCAGCCAGACGGTCGTAGTTCGGGTAAATGGGCAAAAGGAGGTTCCAGGAACGCTAACAAAGCGTTCAAGACGGCGTGGGCGGTGGCCAACAAGGACTTGAATCAGACAAACCTTGGGAAGGAGTTCATGCACGCCCAGCGGGCGATGATCAATCAAACGCTTGACGCGCTGGACCAGATGGCCAAGACCCCGCCGCTGCGTCTTCTGGTCAACCCTCAGTCGTTCAGGGTATCGGCCGAGAAGTTGATAGCCGACGGTGGTTGGGGCCGGAACGGTCATATCATCGAACACTGGGGCGACAACCAGGATACGATTGAGGGTTCCGGTAAGATTGCCGCGTTCTATTCCTTGGACACGACGGAAGGTAATAGCCCTGGTCTCTCTCGTACGGCTCGGCAGTTCTCAGCCAGCTACCAGAACCTCCTGGCTTTGTGGCTTATTTACAAGAACAACGGTGGTATATATTTTCCCGATCCCCTTGCCGCCAGCAACTCTCACGCCAAGAATCTCTCGGTGTTAGGTTCTGTGTACCTTTATTACGACGGGATTCTATACGTGGGGTCTTTTGACACGTTCAACCTCACCGAGGCCGACGCAGACCCGTTTACGTTGGAATACACATTCGCCTTTACGGTGCGGGCTTGGTTCCTTCTCGATCATCTGGGCGATGATCAGTACACATACGGTCAAGGTCCTCCCGTTCCATCGTTGCCGACAGGTTCGGCTGATCCGCCCTTATCCACGGGTAACAACGAACAACCTGCCCCAGATGTGCCCCTACCCCCCGGAGTCGAAGAGGCGAGGATAGAAGAAGAGGCTTTCACTGGCGGCGGCGAGTTTGATTTTGATCTTGGAGACGTTTGATGGCTCGTGGACCTTACCAGGGTACTTTTCTCCCCAATGTTCGGCCGACAATAGTCACGGCTCCAGACGCTATTGTTTTCATTAATGGGGAACAGGAGGTGGTGAGTTGCCCGCAGTGCTCCAGGTCGTTTGATTTCAATAGGTATATCACGTCTATCCAGACAGATTTGAGCGTGGAGAGTGTGCCGGGCAGCGCGTCTATACAGTTGTCGATTCCGAGGCACACTATAGACGACTTTTACTTTGACGGTACCGCGATCATTACCCCTATGATGGAAGTAGAGATCTATGCCAAGGGGTATTATCTGGTCGAAGGTATTCCGCAGTATTACCCGATCTTCTGGGGGATCATCACGGAGGTCACGGACAACTACTCTGGCGGAGAGCACACGGTTAGCATCAGTTGTTCGGACATACTCAAGTGGTGGGAACTCTGTCAGATGAACATCAACCCTGCCTACACTGTCCCCGCTGGACAAAGAGGCAGGAACATGGGGCAGAACGTCTACGCCCAGACGAACCCCTACGACATTATTTTCTCCCTTGCTTTCCAGTCGTTCGGGGACATCGTCGTGGGAACAGGATCTTTGAACCAGTTGGTAAAAGAAACGGCCCAACGGCCGGTGTTTGACGCTGCTTTGGCTGATTTGATGGGCTACTGGCAGCAACGCTTCTCTCGCATGAGGAGTAATCTGGTTCTCTATGGGACTCAGGGCGTAGCAGTTCGCGGGGACACGCTCTACCAAGCCTATTCCCAGAGCAATCCACCGGGCACCGTCCCAAAGAAGCGCTTTGCGTCTACGGCGGTAAGCTACGCCAACGGGGGGAACGATGGCGGTCAGATGGTATTCGACCCCACGTCCTCCAATGTAGCCGCCTACCGGAACGTCTTTTCTCAAGCCGGGCAGGTAGATCTTTGGCAGTCTGAATTCCAGACGAAGTTAGAGTTGGCGAACGCTGCTAAGGAGGCCATAGGTTTCGAATTTTACATGGATGTGACAGGGGATATCGTCTTCAAGCCGCCTTTTTACAACCTCGACGTGTTGGGGAACAAGCCTGTCTCCTGGATTCAGGATATTGATATTGAAAGCTGGGATTTCGGAGATTCGGAGTCAGAGGTAGTCACACAGATTATCCTACAAGGACAGTGGGGAGGCATTAACGACTATGGGATGCCCGCCGACGTGACACCGTTCACATCTGTTACGGACTACCACCTATTGAGAAAGTACGGTTGGAGATCAAGGCCCCTCAATTCTGAGTTCATGGGCAACGTCCATACCATGTTCTACCATGGCTTGGATTTGCTGGACAGGCTCAACTCTCGTCGTCATAGGGGGACGGTGACGATTCCGATGCGCCCTGAGTTGCGTATAGGGTTCCCTGTATATGTCGCCCCCAAGGATCAAGTCTGGTACCTGCAAGGTATAAGCCATAGTTTTTCGGCGGGAAGCCGGGCTATGACGACTCTGAACCTGACGGCCAAGCGTTCCAAGTTCATCGCGCCTCGCGGGGTCGGAGTATTGAAGTTACAGAAGTTTTCCGGTGAAGCGGAAAAGAACAAGGCGGGGACTCCCGACTCCTTTCATTACAGTTCCCGGCAGCTATCCAAAAGCGGCGTGTTCAGTTTGGATGTCCGCAACGCCGCCTCCGTGCCGCCGACCGAAGAGGCTTTCAATTCTAAATCGGGAGACGACAACCCTTATGAACCCCTCATTCTACGGCACCCGAAAACTGGTCGAATCGTAGGCTATCCGAACGTGGTGATGGCTTACACTCGGCCGTTCGCCCCGGCTGACATAAGTGATCAGGCGGGTGAGAAAAAGGGTGGCGCGAACAAGTATGTTCCAAAGGAGGCTCAGGCTCAGACCCAGTTAGCCAAGGATGCTTACGACGAGAGAATCCATCCGAAGTTTAAGGCAAATGATGAAGATGCGTTGACCGACAAGTACCTGAACAATCGTTATCAATACGGTTTGAATTCCGCTGGTGTCTACATTTACGCCCACGACGCTTCTGCCAGAGGCGGCGCGATTAGCGAGATTCTAACACTACCGAAGAAGAACCTAAACGTCACGCCGAAGTCGGATTCTTCTTTGAATGTCCTTGCGTCTCAAACAGCCATGATACGTCCGGTGAGCGACGAAAGGGGGTTCGAGGTCATTGGCCATTACCGCTATGGCAGACGTGTCTCGTTGAAGGACGGCCGACTGATCACGAACGTGGACGCCAAAACTCAGAGCCGGGCCACGGTTGATGTGCAACTGGCGTTATCGGGCGGTATGCAGGAGATGTTAACAGCCGAGTCTCAAGGGTTGACCACGGTCCACACAGGTTATGCTAACCCGGCCGGAACTCTGACCACTCTGACTCCTGAGGAACGACAGAGCGCGGCCGTTCTGAACCCAGATAGCCGGGAACCGGAATTCGTTGATGTTGGGGACAACTTTGTCGATAACGCTCCTCTCGGGTCACAGCAAAATCAGGGTTCCCCCGAAGTCGAAGCCTCGCAATTGTCTCGGGCCTTAACTTTGATGGAGATGTCCGTCAAAGACGCTTCCACATACAACAATGAGAACTGTGTTTGTCTTACAGGGCGACAAGATCTGGCTTTCATCAATTCCGGGTATCAAGTTAGAACTCTCACGGGAGGTTCGTCGGCCGAAGAAGAACAAACAGCCTTGTCCTCCTTGGAAGCGTTGGGCGGTCCGGTTAATAGCGGGGCGTCACAAGCTGCCGCCCGGAACGTCAATTCCTTGACGGCCCAGGTACGCACGGCGGAGGAAAGATTGGCCGAACTCGACCGGCGGCTAAACCAACCTGACGCTGATGTAGCCGCTATCACCAACGAACATCTGGATCAGCAAAGGGTGGTTAGAAGATTGAAGGTCCGCCTCACGGAGGCGGAAGAGAGATTAGAGGAGGTGCAGAGCAAGTATCAAACCGAGAATTCCATATTCGGGCAGTCCAGCACAGAACTGATCTCCAAGGTTGACCGGTTTCTAGTTGATCTCTACAAGAAACTCGATACTCCTCACCAGGAGTTTGAAAAGGCTATCCGAGGCGACTACTTACCTAAGACTCCAAGAGTGGTTGCCACACAAGCCGAGGAGATTGAACGTCCGTCGCAGTTCGCCCCTCCCTTCTCTGCTCCTAACCGTTTCTCCTTGGGTGATCCAGAGGCCACTTCTGGGGCCATCGGAACTAACCGGGATAACATCTCGAAGTCATGGGAGGCGTTCGGCAAGAATCTCAGGAGCAACGCGAAGAAGTCTTCGTTGACAAAAGAGATCAGCCAGGATCAGGCCAGCATCCAACGCCTCACGCAAACCCGTGAACGTCTGGTCCAGCAATTGGAATCCGACGCTGTTGTGGTTGGCACTGATGTCCCCAAGGCCATTGAATCTATCGATGAAAGAATTGCCGAACTCCGCCAGGACGTGGCCAACAAACAACTTGAGCTAAGAACTAACACCTGATGACTGACTATATACCAAAGACCCCGTCGGGGTACGTGCCTGGAACTGAGTTCGTTGATCAGGGAGACCCTTACGGCTTAAAGCTCGGGATCATAACCCGCGTTGACGAGGTGGAACTCAAGTGTGATGTCAGGGTGATCACTGGCGGAGCGGAACGTTTCGAGATCGATTTGACTCAGGCTATGACCGGCCCGCGCAGCTTTTGGGGAGGTATTCCTGAGGTCAACTCCATGGTGCTCATCGGGTACCGGCGACGCCATAAGCAGATCTGGGACGCTGTGATTCTTGGGTACGTCCCTACCGGCAAACGTTCGGCCATGCGTTTTGATCCGTTGTCCGCGTCGAACCCGGCCGAGATCGACCCGGAGGACGCCGACCTTTACAGAAAAGTATTCACCCCTCAGACCCGTTATAAGCGACTGAAGCTACAGCCGGGTGACGTTGGCGGGATGTCCGCTTCGGGGTCTGAGTTTGCCCTCACCAAAGATGTGAGGATGATCAACCGGGCCGGGGATCTCTTCGAGCTTCGAGACAGCGATAGGACATTGGTATCGCAGTCCCTACATCGTGTGGAGAGTGATGCTGGGGTGTTTCGCCTCTCTGGTGCCGCTCGCAGGAGCGGGTTCTTTCTGCCGCCCGACATATTCTCAGAGGGTAAGAAGCTCAAAACTACCGACGAGGGTTACTACGGCGGTGACATTCTCAAGCGGTTTACTGTGTCTGAAGGCACGGTGTTGGACGCCATCAACAATGAAACAGCATTCCCGTCCATAACGTTTTCCAATGGGCGTCAGGCTCATTACCCCGCCAATTTGTCTGGCGCGAACACAGAGGATGCGAACCCCGACAACAGGGGTGTGGCGGAAGTGTACACAGAGGATCGCGTAGAGATATCCCACACCACTGATTTGACTCAGGAGGTGCGCGAAGAGGTCGATGGTTTTCAAATGGACAGGCGTCCGGTCTACATCGAACGCATCCTTGGAACCTTAATCGGGAACGACACCTCCTCGTCTACAGGGCTACAACAATACGGTCAGATACTTCGTCCCAGGATCTTCGATGATTTTCTGGCCACGGGGAAAGCCAATTTCGTTACAGAGCCTATCGCTAGATCGCCCCTGGACGACCAGGAGACTTACACGACGGCTGGCGCTTTTTTGCTTCGCATCGTGCCGCCGCCAAGTCCGGCTGGGAAGTCGGATACGACGAGCGCCTTCGCCGCCGCTATCTCTAAGCAGGGCAAGCTGTTTGTCAACATTCCAGGGTCGAGGGCTGAGAAGTATAGTTCCGGGGCGACCAAGAACGTATCCGCCGAAGTTAACATGGACGGCGCTCTCAAGATGCGTCTCGGAGCAGCCAAACCCGACAACATTGCTCTCCATTTGACTCTCGAAGGCGGGGCTGTCTTCGACTTCAAGGGCAGTTCGTCCGGCGCTGGCCTGAAATTCCGCACGCACTCGTCCTATGTTGTGGAGGCTCAAGGCGTCCAGGACAACAACAATGTGGCGTACAGCGAGAACCTTCAAGGCAACCGTGAAGCCTACAGTTCTGGGGATAGTGTTGAGAACGTCGCTGGGGCCAAGGCCACGACTGTGAACGGCGGCTACGCTGTCCTGGCCGACCGGTACAGCGTCAATGCTCAGTCCGGCATGGGGGTAAACGCTGGCGAGTACAATGTCCTTGTCTCCGGGAAGAGTCAGTACCAGTACGCCATGCAGGTGTTGGAAACCGTGGTGGTCGGAGGAAAGGTATCGACCGTCCTGGCCGGTGGAGTGGCAGAAACCATCACTGTTGGGGCAAAGAGTACCACCGTCGCCAGCGGTGCCATGGCCGTGAATGTTCCGGCTGGGGCCTATTCGGTAACTGTCGGGACGGGTGCTGTTTCGATTTCTACCGCTTCCGGAGCACTGTCTCTGGCTGCCGCCGCTGGAGCGGTGTCGGTCACAGCCGGTTTGGCATTGAGTCTCACAGCCGGGTCAGCCATGACGTTGACGGCTCCTGTGGGGATAGTCCTTACTTCCGCTCAGGTCCTCCTTGGAGCGCCCGCCGCAGCCTTTGGTGTGTCAAGAGGTATACCTATGCTGCCTCCTGGCTCGCCCAGCCTGGATTGGATCACGGGCTTACCATTACAAGGGTGCGCTGTGGTGAGATCTGTCTGATGCCTTTAAACCCGCCAGCACTTGCGACGGGATTCGTCGCCCCGAACCTACTTGCCGTCGGCAACATTGGGATCGGTGTGCCTAAGTTCTCACTCGGAGTGGCGATTGGGGTCTGCCAATACTTTGGGATTTACGCCAAGGTTACAACGGTTGATACCGGGACCCTTGGTGTAGGCACCAGCATCATACCATTGATCGTACCGTTCCCTCTTTTACAAGCCTCTTTGTATACCGGCTTTTCATCGATGGGAATCTTAGGCCCGATGTCGCCCTTGATGATTACCGGGCTATCAAATGGACTCATGACAGGTTGGATAGCGTTGGCGCTTATACAGACGAATCATCCCGGTATCGGAACGGGCACGGGAGTGGCCAAGATCGTCGGGGCTTCTGCGATTCCGGCCATGATCACTGGTCTGGCGGCGGTGGGGATGGTCGGTGAAGGGTCCATCAAAACGGCGACAGCTATTGGCATGGCCTTGGACATAACTTTTGCGGCGTTTGTTCAACCTGTGCCTATCGTGGGTTCGGCCTCTCCTGCGGGCGGAGTGGGTGTTGGATTCGGGTCGGTGATCTAATGGCTTTCAGTATCAGCGGATATGTGTTGGAACCGATTAGAGTTGGTCAAGCCAATTCTCCGTTCACACAGACGCCGGACAACTATATTTCAGATCAGACGGCTTTCGACACAGCCTACCCTTCTGATGAGTCGGAGCCTCGTAACGATTATCTGGTTTTGATCACCTCTGAGGGGACGCCAATCGCCGGTCTTTTGGCGAACGCGGAGTTCGGGTGGACCAAGAACGAGGTTGTCCAGCGCCTCGATTATCAGGCCGCTGCCGGTCGATTCGCACCTTTGCCTGGGAGCGTTGTAACAGAGGCGGGGACTCTCACTGTAGACTCCAACGTCGATCGGATAACGGTTCGACCTCCGGTAAGGTCCGCCCCTGTGCTGGGAGCGCCATACCGTCTGGCGGTCGGTTCCACGGGAAGTGGCACAACCTGGACAGTTTCCATCGTAGCCGATGACTCCGGGTTTGGCAGTCCTCCTTCCGGGACAGCCGAGTTGTCTCTTGAGACAGGGCACCTGAACTGGAACACCGGGGACCTGACGACCTACTCCGGTCAGCTTGTTCGGTGGCAACAGCAACAGTTCTTCGAGTTCAAAGATTCGACAAGCATCGGGTTGATCGACGATGACGTTGTCCTCTTGAACCCCATACCGGGTACCGGTCAGATCCCATTACTGAGGTTCGGGTTCGGGTTGTACTTGGAGACTGTCGAGTTCCCGACTGAGCCTTTGCCGTCCCCGGCGTCTGGAACGGTCAACTGGGCCTTGGACACAGGACGATTGAAGTTCAACCCGACTGACATATCTAACTACTCCGGGACACCGGTTTATTACGACGGCGTGTTGTACGATAA